GTCCCGCTCGAGCGGCTGGCCGAAGCGCACAAGCCCTTCGAAGTATTCATACCTGCCGGCCGGTCTCTGACCCGCCATGACGGGCGCGACGATGTCGCGGTGAATGGCCTCCAGGCGCGCGCAGAAACGGTCCTCGATGTCGCTGCGCTTGAACGCCAGCGGATGATCGGCGCCGAGCTTCCAGGCCAGCACCATATGCTTCCAGTCCCATGCCATGTCGCGCACCAGGTAGCCATCCATCCCGGAGCGGTCCGCATTCCCATGTGCCATGAACGCGGTGGCCGTGTCCCATTTCGACAGCACGGCCATCATCGGGCTTTGCATCGCAATCGCGGCATCGCCGGCCGTCGTGTAATCGTGCAGCGAGTCTCGGCCCCAGCCGTGATAGGGCATGTCGCCGGCATTGTCATAGTGCTGCGGCCCGGTGCCGTCGCGCTGTGATGCGTTGACCCGGATCGAATTCACGCTGTCGGGACCGCCATCGCCGTAGTAATTGCCGACGAAATAATCCTTCGACGCGATCAGATCCGCGTCCGACGACCACAGGCAGGCGCTGGACGGATCAGGCGACCAGTGATTCGGATGGTTGCCATACGCCAGCGCGAATTCATAAGCCAGCGTCGAAAAGGCCACGCCGCCATCCAGCCGCTTGCCGTTCGCATCCGTCATCCACAGCGCAAGCTGGCTCGGGAATGGCGCGCGGTCGAATCGCGGGCCGCCCGGTGCGGTGTACCAATTATGAGAAGTGTACGAGCCAGGCTCGTAGCGATAGCCCTGGACGTATGGCCCCATGAAGGCGCTGTGTCCATCATAGGCGGCGTCGGAGTAATTCGCATACGGGTCGGCGGTCGCCTGGTCGGGCCAGTACGACGCCCGCGGCATCGGCCATTCCCGCGAACGCCAGATGTCGGCCAGGCTGTTGAGCGAGTTGCGGTTGTAGCCGCCCGTGATCGGCGGCTCGCACGACAGCACCGAATAATGCGTCTTGCTCTGCGAGGGGCGCATGCCGTCCTCTGTGATGCCGGCGAACATGGATGCCAAGCTGTCCGACTGGCGCGGCGGCTCATTCCACCATGGCAGCACCATGCCGACACTCACCTTCGGGCGCAGCGGCTTTGTCTCGGTCGGGTAGGCCTGGTGCAGCGACAGGTCATTGATCGGCAGGCCATCCTGCATTTCAAAGATGTGCACCACGTTGCCAGCGATGCCCTTGGCGACGATCTTGAACGGACCCGGAAAGACGGATTCCGTTTTCTGGTCATAGGCGGCCGAGAACGGATAGGTCGGCCAGCTCGCGCTGCGCTTGTCGATCTTGATAAAGACTTCCACCAGCGGCTGCGTGCCGGAGCTCGTGTTCTGCGCGCCGGAGACCAGTAGATGCGCGCCGAAGATGAAGTCACCCAGGCTCAATACATGATCCGAACGATACCAGGCCGCCGCGCCGCGCTCGGCCGCATAGACCGCGTCCTCCGGCACCAGGTCGGGGCCGCGCACGTTCAGCGTAACGGTCGACGTGATGACCGGCTTGTCGGCGCTGGCGTAGTCCCACATCTCGAAGATGGTGGGCGCGCTGGCTGGGAGGTCTGGCGCGTGCGGGATCTGGGCGATGGGCATGGTGGTCCTATTGAGCCCGTAACCACGGGCGGGTGGGCAAATAAAAAGCCCGCGCGGGGCGGGCTGGGCATCGGCCGATCAATGCCGGCTTGGTGGTATCAGGTGCAGACGAATACTTGCGGGCGGGCCGCGCTCGCGCCGCCCCCGCCGCTGCTGCCGCCGCCGCTTCCAGCATTCACAAAGAACGGCTGTCCGGCAAACACGACATCTTTATTCGTTGCGGTAGCGGTCGCCTTGTCGTTGAACGGCTGGGCGCCAAAGGTGGAATCGATCACTGCCATCAGGACACCACCAGGTCGCGTGTTGAAATCCAGAAGTTGTTGGTCGTGCCGACGCCGTCCCAGCAGCGAAAGATCACCTCCACCACGCCATCCTCGGTCGGCGTGAACGTCAGTGAGCCCGATACGACCCATGTGTTGATGGTCGGCTGGCAGTCCACCGCGACTTCGGCGCCGACGCCGGCGATCTGTCCGCCCATTACAACCAGCTGGCCCTTGATGTTGGCGTTGTCGCGTCGCGTCGGAATCGTGACCGTGACCGGGGTATTCGCGGCGCAGGCAATCTTCGCCACCGATAATTTCAGCGGGTAGGCGCTGTCTCGCGTCACGCTGGTCGGGCGGAATTTCCAACTAATGCCGGCCGCCGCATAGCGCTGGTCGGTAGCCGAAATAATTGTGCCGCCATCGGTCAGGCCAAGATGGGCATCGGCGACTTGCCCATTTTTTTGCGACCATACATAACGGTCACGGTAAGTTGTAAGGCCGGTAAAGGCATCGGCAAAGGAAGAGTTACGGAACACCAGATCGGTGAACACAGCAGCGGCACCGGAAGCGTTATTCGCCGACAGCACCCCGGAAAGGTTGGGCGTCCCGGTCTTGGTAACGGTGAACGCCATTCCATACCCCCCATTGTTTTTTATGACCGCATCGCGGGCGATCAGCCACGTATAGTTGCCGCCATCTCCAATCCCGTCTGAATTGTTGTTGCACGCACTGACGGCAACGCAGGAGGGGGTCGACGACGACGCCCCGCCCGGCGCGAAATCCAGACCGTATCCGTTATTGTTTACCACGACCCCGCGCAGCGAGAGCGGCAAGCGCAGCGAGGCGCGATCATAAAACCCCGCAATCGTTGCGTTATTGGTATGTACATTCGTGAAAGTGCAGGCGAAACCATCGTCATAGACGTTGCGCCAGCCCCGCGTGAAACTCAGGTTTGCGATATTGACGTAGCTCTTTCCGTTCAAATTCAGGAGCGTGCTGGTTTGTCCATTCTGCCCATCGAGCCATGTCTCGCCGCTTTGCGTCGCCATGCTGGCGCGGTCCCATCCGCCTGAAAACGTCAAGGGCGCAGCCAATGTGCCGGAATCCTGCACCGTTTGCTGGCCAGTGGACATCGACAGTTTGATCGTTTCCCGCTTGTACGTCGCCACGGTTTCCGTCGCCCCCGCATAGCCTCGGCCCGCATTGCTTGCCGTGTTCGTGATGTTATCCAGCTTGACGGTGGTGCCGTTGATCGACTGGATGCCGAACCACGTATCTTCCAGCCCGGTGCAGGTCCAGACCACGCTGCCATCGGTGATGGTTGTGCCGATTTCTTGCGGCCATGTCGGCTCGCTGCTGCCGGTGGTGCCGCCCGTAGTCACCCTGTAACGGTAGCCGTTGCGGTTCGGTTGGGTAGGCTTGCGCTCGTCGCTCGTGACGTAGGAAGTGGATGCCGCCCATGACAGGTTGCAGACCTTGCCGATCAGGGAGGTCAGCGTCAGGCTGTCGGCACTGCTGCTGGCCTTGCAAGCAAGGATGTTATCGAGGTATACCGTGACTGTGCCGGGGTCAAGATCGGCGTACAGCGCGATTGAAGCAATCGCACTATTCATATTGGCGCCTAGATCAACTGTGACCGGTACCCACGTACTCGTCACCGGCAGCGCTGGGAGGGGTATCGTATGGACCGATGTGGCGCCCGCCGTGTCGGTACATAAACGCAATGACAAGGTGCTGGCCGCAACAGCCGCGTTTACGTTAACCCAAAAACTAACTTGCTGATAGCCCGATAAGTCCAAGGGGCCGATGGAAAGGTAGGCCACTTTCCCGGTGGTGAATGCCGAGGCAATAGCCGCATTGGCCCAATTCGTACCTTCCTTGCCTTGGCTGCTGGCGCTGGTAGTGACGTTGGCGCTGGCCGTCCATGCCGTTTCGCAGGTACTAATATTGGCGGTGACGGCACTGGCCAGCGTAACGGTCTTGGAATACTGGGCCCAGGTCGCATTGCCGACCAGCGTCGGATCGGGGCTACCCATAATCATGATCGTGTCGCCGGGTCCGATGCGGGCAGCGGTTGCGCCGCTGGTGATGGTCTTCCAGCGGTTGGCGAATGTCGTGCCATCGGCCGCATCTGATCCGCCCTCGAAATCCAAATATTTAATTGCCATCAACGGCTCCTTATGAGCGGGCGCAGTAGAGCGCGCCAGAAATGTTTGCAAGGGTCGCGTCAGGCGTAGCGGGCGCCCACATTGTCAGCCAGTCCGTGCCGCCCGTGAGCGTGAACCCCGATGCGGCGATGAAGGTCGGCACGGTGCCTGCCGCAGCAAAGCGCATCGTTCCGACGCTGGTTCCGGTCGACGTCGATGTTGCGTTTTTGCGCACGTCGAAGTCGGTTTGGGCAGTGGCAGCGACAAGAGCCTTGCCGGAGCTGCCTGCGAGCGCTGCGGCGAAGGTGAGCGTCGTGATGCCGGCTGGCGCTGGGAACAGGCACATCAGCGCGCTTGCAGTCGGCACGCCTGGATAGAACGGGACAACGACCAGGGGTTGCGACAGCGGCGCATACAGCGTATCGAAGTAAGCCTTCAGCGTTGCCTTGACATTCGCCCAGCTCAGCTTTTTCAACACGTTCGACGCGGCACTATCCATCAGGCCGATGTAGTCGGCATCGACCGGCGTGGTTTTGCCTGTTGCGCCGTTGATGATCGCGCCGATTGTCGTCGTAGTCTCGCCGCTGCCGGTCGGCGAATACAGTGCGTCGGCTTCGGCTTGCGTCAGGTAGCCTGGATGCGGATTGCTAGCCGCCTCGTGCGCGTCGATGGCTGCCGCAATGTCGGCTGATGCATCGCCACCATTGGCAATCCATGCCGCGCCGTCATAGACGTATTCCGCGGCCAGATCATTAATCCACAGCCGCACGCCTTCGATGGGTGTGACATAGGACCAGGCGCCGCCGATGAAGGACGCAATCTGCCCGGTCTTACCCGACCATGCGCCGGTTGCCCCGGACGGAATAATGTATGAGTCGCCCTCCACCGCAGCAGGCGGCGCCAGGGTGATCATCGACAGCGCCCGAATACTGCGCGCCTCCCATTGGCGCAGCGCCGTGTTATGGATCGTCGTCTGATTGGCGACGCCTTCCGCGATTTCGGACAGGCCGAGCAATGGAGTGGTCATACGGTTCCTTCTAGTGGGTAGCCGCGGCCGACCGCGGCCGACAGCATATAAACGCGCGCCGTGACGGCATCGCCCGGCGTGATGCCGTCCGTTGTCTGATTCGCTGCGCTGTAGACAACGCTGGGCGTGCTGCTGGTCAGCGTGCGCACCACTTCGCCGTCAACGATGATGTCGATGCTGTAGGCTTCGCTCGCCTCGGCCAGCGGCACCGGCATGTGCAGCGTGCCGGTTGCTAATCGCGTGCGCCGGTTCCAGCCCAGCGTCAGGTTGTTGCTACCATCGCGCGTGCCCGTCAGGTCGACCGGCGCGAACGGCATCAGGGCGACCGCGGTATTCGTGAACGTCGACGGCGCGACCGACGACAGCGCAACGCGAAATGGCGGCGCCTTGTAGAGCCTCGGCAGGCCGGGCGCGCCTTCTGCGACCCGGTTCCATGCGCTGACGTTCGCCAGGATGAACTTGTCGCCGGCCGCATGCAGCCCATTCGCCCACTCGCTGCCGCGCCGCCCGCGCAGGAAACCGGACAGTTGAAAGGTATTGACCGCAATCAGCGGAGCATTCCTGAACTGGATCACCTCCCACCGCCCCGGCTGGCCGATGATGGCGAGGTTCGCGCCGTTGAGAATCTGCGTCTCGGTCACGGAAGTCAGGCCGAAGCCGGACGTCAGCCGGACCGTCACGGTACTGCCCTCGTCGAAGATATTGCCCTGCGTGAAATCAGGCAGCACGGTCAATGCGGTGCCGATGGTTGCCGCGGTCGTTTCGGTCAGCAGCGGCTCATAGGTCGAGCCGCCGTCCGCCGACCGGAACAGTTGTGCGCCGGGCCATGTCATTGTGATTCTCCGATCATTGGTTTAGCCCATCGCCACATAGAAGCCAGCGTCGTTGTCTGCATCGCGCAGCATCGGGATGTCGAGCAGTTCCAGGTCGGTCGCGTCCGGGCTGTAGATGGCCTGCTTGACGTAGTTCGTCGGCGCCGCGCCCGCGCCGGATTGCGAGTAAACCTCGACCGACTCCATCGCCGCATCCCACTCGATGCAGCCGTTCGGTTGCTCCCTCTTGGCGACGATGCGGGCCGTATAGCTTGCCTCCAGCGTCGGCAGGATCACGACATCGGTCGGCTCCAGGTGCGCCCATTTGCGCGTGGTCGTGAATTTGTAGGACTGATTGAGCCAGGCGCGGTACAGCGTCACATCGGCCACCTGCTTGGCCTTGGTCGCATTCATCACGACCGGGCTCTGGATGTTGACGCGCTGCTTCGTGTCCTTCGTGATGCGCCTGCTGTATTGGTTGCCCACCAAATGATCGGCATCGATGTCCGCATACTCCACATCGACTTGAACAGGCAACTCCATGTCCTGCGCGCGCACGATGGAAAGACTGTCCGGCAGGTCGGCGCCATACTCGCGCGCCGCCCGGTCTTCCATCGGGATCAGGATCGGCAAGCCGGCGCCGCGCTTGACGAATTTGAGTTTGTCGTCGCTTTCCACGGCATCAAAGAAGAACGCCGTCTGCAAGGGCTCGATGGCGGCGCGCCCGGTCATTTGGCGCAGCACGGGATAGCCGTCCACGTCATCGATCAGCTGAACAACATCGATGTCTTCATCGGCCAGGCCGGCGCGGTTGCAAATGTCGGCCACGATGTCGCCCAGGACAACTGGATGCGGATCGAGCGACGCGCCCAGCGGGATGCGCCATGCCAGGCCGCTGCCCGAATCGGCATAACCGAAATAACTGGTCACGCCGGGCACTTCGATCATCGTCCCGGTATTGGTCGGGCCGACGACAACCCGCGCCGACACGATTTCCAGGGTATCCGGGTCGATGGTGTACAGCGTCCAGCCCAGCCCCGCCTCATGCGCGGTCACATAGTAGCGGTCGTTCTGTGCGTGATACAGGATATTGCGGAATGTGATGCTGCCGCCGGGCGGTATGGCATCGGAGTCGGCGTAATCCGTTTTGGTGAGCAGGCCGGTCGTCGCATCGACGCGCAGCAGATAGTCCGATGGGCTTTTGACGACCAGCAGCACGTTGCGCTTGCTGTCATACGCGGCCTTGTTCCCGGTCGAGCCGAGGTCATCGGATTCGATGTCATAGCGGATGGCTCCATTGCCGCCATTCAGGATGACCACATGCTTGCCGGTGATGACCAGCACCAGGCCGTTGACTTTCGACGCCTCAAGGAAATTGATCGAATAGCCATTGGACGGCACGTCGACGGCCCACTCGGGGTAAAAATTGGGGTCGATGATCTTGGTCGAGTCGCACGGGTCCGGCGCGGGCGCCACCGCTTCCGGCCGTACTGCTATCAGCCTGACGCCGAGATTGGTCTGCCCGATCAGTGCGAAATTATGCACGCGGTCATAGCGGACGATCCCGGCCCAGTTGATCGTGGGCGGCTCGGTGGTGAGGCAGAAGCGCGGCAGGATCGAATAATTCCTGATGCGCGCAAGTGCCATCGTCGTCGCGTTGAATGCAACGATGTTGTTGCCGGACTCGTTGGACACCCAAAATTCATTGGTCGAGTCGACATAGGTAATCGAATTGCCATGGCTGGCAACCGAGTCCGTGCCCGTCTCCGGCCAGCGGATCGTCTCGATCAGCGTTTTGCTTACATTGTCGGTAACATAGACTTCGAAGTGGGTATTAGCAAAGCCGGTGACAGACCAGACGAAGCCGGTGTTCGGATCGATGGCGGCATCACCCCCGGCGGCGCCCATGGATTCGGCGTCGGGCAGTTCATCGCTGCCGATGGTCAGGACTTCAAACTCCAGCATCGGCGGCCGGTTGGCGAAGTCCGTCAGATCCAGATCCTCGAACACGACATAGGCATAGCCGAGGTAAGCGGGCGACGGGCCATCGGTCGCTTCGATCAGCGGGTCCGGCTCCTGCGTCTCGGTGCCGAGATAGAAGCGGATGCCGCTGACGGCGGGGTCTTGCGAGGCGGTCGACGGCGCATTGTCGATGATCGCCGCGCCCTCGCCGGACGTGGGCGGCAGCGTGCCCGGGTCGACCGGATCGCCTTCCGGCGCTGGCGCGGGCGGCGCGCTGACATCGTAAATCAGCTTTTTGTTCGCCCAGATCCGGCGCACGCCCGCAATCGGGCCTTCGCAGATGAGGACGGCCATGCTGACGCTGTAGGAATAGGTCGTCGTTTCCGGGCCGCCCTTCGCGCTTTCGGACTGGCTGCTTTCCTTGAGTTCAATGATCTTCGGCCAGATGATCGTGCCGGCGTGCCGGTTCGTGCCGTATTCAAACGGGATCGGCGCTCCATAGCTCGACATCTGTACGCGCAGATCCTCCAGGCGCGGGCCTTCGATCTGTTGCGGATGGACGATCGACTCGATACCGGCGCCGGCGGCATAGGCAACGCCGGCAAATTCCGGGTTGCCCGTGAAGACCGCAATGGCTGCTGCGACTGTGCCGCCGACTGACATTATTCAATCCCCTTGAATCGGTAGACGGCACGCGTAACAGAGCGCCAGTAATCGGTGTAGGTCTGCACGACGCACTTGCGCGCCTTCGCATGGGCGTGGACGATGCGGTTTTCGCTGATGACCATGGCGACGTGATGCGGCTCCTTATCGAATGCCATCATCAGCACGTCACCTTCCTGCGGCTCGCCCCACACGCGCGCCAGGCGCGATTCCAGCTCGCCCTGCAGTTCGCCGTTCGGACGCAGCGGATAGTCGGTGCGGTCGGTGTGTTTGATGTCGCAGATGCGCGCGACGCAGACAATCACGCCGATGCAATCCAGACCGACGCCCGGCGCGCGGCCCTGTGCGTGGAAGCGGGTATCGACTAGCGACAGCGCGGCGGCCGTCAGTTCTGCGCGTGTCGTCAATCCGGCCCCCTGAACGCTTGGTCTTGCCCCGGAACGTCCTTGAAGCCGCCGAACCGGCCCTGATTGCCGAACTTTCTCAGGCAATCCTCGGTAAATCGCTTCAGGCAGCCGGCATAGAAGATGGCCGTGTCGTCTACTTCGATTGCGTAAGCCATTGGCTCCTGCAGTTCGATGTTGCCGCCGACTTGCGTCTTGATTTCTTTGCTCAGTCCGGCATTCGCGCCGGTCAACCATACGACCTTGCCGCCATCGAAGAAACCGTCCGCCTGGTCGAGTGCGGCCGAGAACGTGCGCCTCAAGTCAAACGTGTTCGCGGTCACGGCGACGCCGGAGAACTTCCAGACGCCTTCCTCCATCGGCACGCCGCAGCGCGCGTTGAACAAGTCGTGCGGGCAGGATGGTGTAACGAGGTTGCCCTGAATCTGTTGCAATTTCTGCGTGACGCCACGGACTTCGTTCGTGAAAGTGCCGCGGCCGACGCTGATCTCGCCGAAGGTGCCGCGCTTGAGCTTCTCCGCGCCCATCGACAAGTCTTTCCAGTTCACGCGCAGCACGCGCACGTCGCAGCCGTCCCACAGGCCCGCGGCGATGTCGGCTTCCTCGACGCCCAGCGCAAGCAATGCGCCCTTGGCGTCCATGTTGTCCACGGACAGCGACGACGAGGTTTCCACGGTGCTTGGCGTGGCGCCGAATGCGGGCTGGTACGTGACGCCGCCGAACGTCAGCGGCCTGTCATGGTCGAGCGTGACGGCCAGGACGAAGCCATCCGTGCGCGTGAGCTTGACCAAATGGGCGAGCGTGGTGCTGCCTTGCGCCATGTGCGCCTTGAGCGCCGATCCTGTCGCCTTCATTCCCTGATTTCCTGCAACACCACGGACGGGCCGGCAAGGAAGCGTTGATCGTAGCCGCCAGCAATCACGAGATCCCAATCCAGATCATCCGATTGGAAATGGACCGGCACATAAAAATGTCCAGCCCAGGTCAGCGTGGCCGCATCGGCCAGCGTCATCGTCGTCATCGTGATCCTGCCGGTCGTCGCGTCGAGCGTGTAGGTTGACGGGCTGACCAGCACGCCGCTCCGGTACAGCGCGAAGCCGGTGGCGCGCGGGCGTGTGATCGGGCGGTCGCTGTAGCGGAGAGAGGTCGGGTCGACATAGCGGCGCTGCAGCTGGTAATGCGTGGTTCCGACGAAGAAGCCGCCGCCTTCCGGGTGAAATACGGCCGGTTCATACGACACCGCGCTGGCGGCAGCAGCCACAACATTGTCGGATGGATCTTCGATCAGGAAGCCGAACGTTCCACCGAGCGTGATTTCGTGGAATGCCTGCAGGCGCTCCCATGCCTCAATACGCAGCGGCACTGTGCCCAGTTCATACTCGCGCAGCGCCTGCGAGCCGACAGCATTGATCGACATATAGCCGGTCTCGCCGTGCGATACGCGCGAGTTCGTGCGCTTGATCTTGCCGCGCACGCCCGACGAGATGATGCTATTGGGCAGGATCATGTCTGCCAGTACGGTGATCGGCATCAGCCATTCCTTGCGAGTGAGCGTTGCAATTGACGTCCTGCGACGGTGCCCCACTGCGCGGCGGTCGCAGCATTGGAGCCGGCTGGCGGCGTGACGTTGACGTGAAGGTGCGTATCGCCGCCCTTGCCGCCCTGCTGCTGCGGATTTGGATCGACCCTGCCACCCTGACTGCCCATCATCAAATATTGCTTGCCACTGACATTCAGCAGCTCGGGCCGCCGCTCGTTGACGCGGTACAGCTTGCCGGCGGATACCGGGCCGCCGAGTTCGCGGGCGCCGGCAACCTTGAGCGCGCTGGATACGGCCGGCTCGTCTTTCACGCCCATGCGACCCAACAGACCCTGCAGCACGCTGGCCGAGTTCTCGCCCTTCGATTGCATGAGCTTGGCGAACAGGTCGCTGCCCAGGTTCTCGCGGTGGCGTGGATCGTCGCGGCGCAGGACTTCTTCGTTCTTCATCAGGATGGCCGGGATCTCGCCATGCTTGAGCGCCGCAGCGATTGCCGCACGGGCACCGTCCGGCTTGCCGCCTGCGATGCCGCCTGTGTGGTAGCGGGTCGCGCCGTCAAAGATGGACGCGGGCGCCGAGCGCGATACGGCCGAGCCACCCACCACGCCGCCCTTGTGGAAAACATAAGACGACACCGTATCGGCGCTGCCGAAATTACCGGCCACGGTGGTCGACCCGGAACTAGAGAACATCTTGCCCAGTGATGCGAACAAGCCGCCGCTGCTGGACGCGCCGCTGCTCGCTGCCATCGCCGACATGGCGGCAGAAATCGAACTGATGATGCCGGGCAGGATGCCGAGCGCACCACCGCCCTTGCTCGCTGCGGCCGCCAGCTTGGCAACGTCGCCGGCTGCGGACTTGGTGCTGTCGCCCAGCGTATCGACCGCGGCGCGTGCGTCCTGCTGCGCCTGAATGGCCTCCGGGTCGGTGACGGTCGAACCGTCGCCCAGCGCACGATCCGCCCGCGTGAAGTCGCCGAACGATGGCGCTGCCTGGCGTGAGCCCGGCTCGACCACGGCCGGCCTGCTGTTGCCGCCGGCTGCGCTGTTCGCCGCATTCGCCAGCGCATTCAGCGCATCAGTAGACGCCTCGACGGCGCTCGTCTGTGTCTTGATCGAGTTGGCCAGCGTGTCCGTTGCGGTTGCTGCGGCCTGCTCGGCCAGCACCTTCGGGTCGACCTTGGCGTCCTTGATGCCGAGAGCGTCCTTGAAGAAGCCGGCAAAGATGCCGCTGCCCTCGGTCATGCTCTTGAACTGGCCTTCCAGGTACTTCGACAGCGGGTCCGCGATCAGCAACTTGTTGACCGTGGCGAAGATGCCGCTGGCCATCGGCTGCAGGATGTTGTCGTCAATCGCCTTGAACAGCGAACTTCCCTTCGACTCCTTTTTAACGCCGGCCTTTTGCGCCTCGAGATTCTTGATCTTCTCGCGCAGCCGGGCCGCGTCGTTCTTGTCGCGGGTCGTCGCCAGATAGCCTTCCAGAATGTTGATCTTCTGGTCGTACTTGTCGCGCTCGTCCTTGACTTCCTTGTTGGCGGCCTCGCGCTGCTTGCTGTATTCCTGCGGCAGCGTGGCGGTGCCCACGTTCAAGATGGTAGCAATGCCGGACGCCATATCCCGCTGGGCCTCGCGCAAGCGGTTGAGCGCCGGGTCGACTGCTGCTGCCGCTTTCGCGTATTGCAGCGCCATGTCGGCGGCGAACTGCTTGACCTTCGGATCGGTCGAGACCTTGGCTAGTTCGGCCGCCTCGTCCTTGAGCTTGGCCAATTGCTCGACGGCTTTCGAGCGCACCGCATAGACGGCGTTTTCGGTTTCGAGCAGCGATTTGCCGCCAAGGTCAGCAGCCAGATAAGCAGCATCCTCGGCGCGGGCCGTGGCTTGCGCGACAAAGCCGGAACGGGTTTGAACGTCCTGGTACTTCGCCGCGGCCTCGGTCAGCGCGGTCTGTCGCCTGATGTCTTCTTCCGTGATCTTGCCGCCGGTCTGCCCGGCAAAGACGCGGTTCTGCCGCTCGGCGAGCTTGGCGCGGTCCAGCGCGGCGCCCAGGTCATCACCGGATGACTGTTTCAGGTTGGCGCGGAAATTGTCGACCTGGTCGGTCTGCGCGCGCTGCGCGGCTTCGCGCTCCTGCCCGGTCAGCGACTCGTCATAACGGCCCCGCTCGCGGGCCTTGCCCTTCTCGACATCGAAGCGCTTGATGCGGGACTGCAGTTCCAGGCGCTGAGCCGGATCGATGACGGACTTCAGCAGTTCCTGCGTGGCGGCCTTTTCCTTGTCGAGTTCGTTGATCTCGGCAGAAACGCCCTTGCGGATGTTCTCAACCTTGTCGTCGTAGAGCTTGTCGACGGAGGCGGCGCCGGCCTGGTACTGGCCCTGCATGAACTGGTTGTGAAACCCGAGCGCAGCTTGTTCCTTCTCCAGCGCATCCTTGAAGGACTGCACGCGGTCGGAATAGCGGGCCGATGCCATCTGCCCGATTTCCGGGTCGATATTGTCTTTCAGCGTCTGGAACCGCAGCGCCTTGATTTCGGCAGCCGTGTAAGGCTTGTCGCCCTTAGATGCATCGGCAATGGCCGAATCGAGCCGCAGATTGGCGTTTTTCAGGCGATCCGCAGGCTTGGCGCGCAGCAGTACGGGGTCGGCTTCCTGCCGGGCTTCTTCCGCCTTAACTTGCAGCGCAGTCTTGCCGGACTCCTTGGCTGCATCGGTGCGCTTGCCCTGCTCTTTCGCCGCCGCCTTCTCGACTTCCTTTTGCGCCGCGATGACAACGGATTGCGGCTCCTGGATCAGCCGCGGCGAGCCGGTGCTGAAGTCGATGCCGGAAATCCCCGTGTTGGCGGTCTGCTCCAGCGCGGGCAGCGCGCTTTCCCCCGCGCGGCTGGTGACTTTGTCCTTGAGTGCGTCGACAAACTGGGAAAAGATCGAAGATGCCTTCTGCGCGGCCTTTCCAAGCGCATCGACGTTATCGTCCAGCTTGGTATAACGCTGCTGCAGTTTGGCGAACACGGCAGCCGCGGCGCCTTCGTTATCGCCCTTGATTTCCAGCTTTTTGACATCCGACCGCTCGCCGGCCGAGAACAGGTTGGTCCCGCCCTTGTTGATTTCGTCAATTGCGGCCGTGGGCGACTTCTCGACCCTGGCGACGAACCGGGCGACATCTTCCTTCTTCATGTCCGGGTTGGCGGCGGCATAGCGCACGGCCACATCCGCGGCAATTTCCAGATTGACCGGGCCGATCTTGCCGGTCTTGACCAGTTCGGTCACCAGTTCGCGCACGTCCGACACCGACGAGCGCGTGCTGTTGGCGATCTTCTTCGCCATCTCGCCGATTTGCCGCTCGGTCACGCCGGCATAGTTGCCGGTCAGCGCGAGGGCGTCGTTGAATGCGCGGGACTCGCGGTTGCCTTGCACATAGGCCACGCCCAGCGCGCCGATGCCGACTGCGGCGCCGGCCAGCCCGACCGTTACGGGCGTGATCAGGGAGCGCAGCGCAGTCAATGTGCCGCTGAAGCCGCCAAACGTACCGTTCAACTGCGAGCCCTGCTGGATCATCGCCGTCAGTGGCGATTGGCCGCTGGCGATTTGCACGAACAGGTCGTTCACCTGATACGACAACTGCTGCGCCTGGAATCCGGTCAGCTTGGTGACTTTGCCGAATTCTTCAACCTGCTTGCTGGCACCGCCCAGGCTGCCGAACGGGCTGAAATTGCCGGACGACTTTGCCGCCTGCGCCTTCATATTGCCGACAGCAGCAGCCGCGGCATTGGCTTGCGTTGCTGCCTCGCTCAGTGCGGACGAAGTCGCGGCAATACCGGCTGCAGCACCGCCCGCGGCGGCAGCGGCCGCCATTTCGTTGATGGACGCGGCAGCCTTCGCAGCATTCGGTGCAACGCCTTCCAGCGCGCGGTTCTGCGCTTGCAATGCGCCGGTCAGTTTCTCCGACGCGCTCTCGGCCTTCGCGTACTGGTTCGCCAGCGTGCCGAAGGCACTGGAGGCGGCAACCGGCGCCCGGCTTTCAACAACAGCGCCGGCGGGCGCATTGCGCGCGATAGTGGAAACCGGCGTCTGCGCGATCGACTGCACGGTGATCGTTTTCGGCGGCAGAAACGAGGGCGCGGACAGGCCTGCGCCGGCGGTGGCGCTTGTGGTGACCGCCGCACCGAAGGCCCGCACCGCGGCGGCGGCTTCGTTCGCCTTTGTAGCGGCGGCGGACAGGCTGGATGCGGTCTTGCTGAAATCCTGCGCGGACGACAGCGCGCTCGTGGCGCTGGTCAGGCCCTTGATCGAATTGGCTGCTGCGTCGGCGTTCTTGACGATGCCGGCATTGAGTGCACGCCCCTGCGCCTGCGCCGTGTTTGCCAGCTTGGCGACAACGGTTTCAGCCCGAAAGCCCTCGCCTGCCATCTTCTGCAGGGCGACAGACGCAGTATTGACCTGCGTACTGTCGACCGCCAGGGTAAGCGTGGTTTTATCCAAAGCCGAACTCCAAATAAAAAGGCCCGCACAATGGCGAGCCTGAAATGAAAAACCCGCCGAAGCGGGCCTGATTACTGTTGCGTCAACGCGTTAGCGGACTGCCTGTTAGGTCAATCGTCGCGCATACCTTGCGCGCATAGTCGCTATTCATTACCGTGCGCCGGTCTTCTGCGGAATCGACCTTGGTGGCCAGGATGGCGAGCATCTTCCAGCACGCCTGTTCTTTCTCCGTGCGCGTCATCGCTTCCTCCGGGAACGCATGGCGGAAAGAGATTGCGCAGATCACGATCGTCAGCAACGTCAGAACCGCCGGCAATGCGGCATCGCCCCATTTCATACACCCCCCCTATTTTGTTGTCAGGGGAATAATACAATGCGGCGCTACTCTTTCCGCAATTCCTCGACCGCTGCGTTTTCCATGATCTGGATTTCCGCCTCGAGTTCGTCGTACCGCTCCGGCGTCAAATTCATGCGGTCCATCTTCCGATACAGGACGTTGTAGTCGAGCCCGAAAGGACCGCCCGGCCCAACCCGCCACTGCGAGCGCATGGAATGGAACAGCAGGATCGCGTCCCAGTTCTCCGGCCATACCTCGACATCGGCGTCGGCGGCATAGTCGGCTTCCGACAGCCCCATCAGCGTCATGTTGGCCTTGTCCTGCGCGGACATGCCCTTCTTGTACATCGCCGCCGCAGCGGCCTCTAGTTTCCCGCGCGCGCCTGCGTCAGTTCGGTGATGTAAGTGGTCACAATGGCACTCGCTGCCTTGTGGTATTGCTGGCAAAGCTCCCTGACGGAATCCTTGCTGAATTCTGTGTCGACACCCGACCAGCCAACGACGATGTCCATCAGCGCTTCCTCATCGGTGCGCTTGGTCTTGCTTTCGGCCTCGATGAACTCGGCGTACTGGTCCTTCGACATATGCTTGTACTCGACCTTGATCGATGCTGCGCCGCCTGGAGCCGGGATTTCCACTTTGGCCGTGAAGGTCGGGTTCGCTTTCAGTTTGAGCATGTCATTCCTTTTCGTTGATGAAATGGGCGGCCAGACATCAGCCGCCCGGATGCGCTACTTAGGACGCGTAGCGGGTAACTTGGTTAATCAGCGATAACGTGACCTCCAAGCCCATAACTTCATTCTTCGTCAGGGTCGGGGTCTTCTGCAGCGTCACATACGCGCTGAAGTAGATCGGCGAGCCGGATGGCAGCAGGATGCGGACGACGCGCTGCAGGCGGTCGGCGTCGGCGGTTGCCAGGACGGCGTAGTGCGGCAACGCGGCGTCGTCACCGATTTTCATCTTGATCACGATCGGCGACTTCACCGTCGGGATCTGATGCTCGGCGTCGTCCTCGAGCGGCGAGTACGTGGCGAACTGCTGCTCACCGCCGGAGGTGTTCAGGTCCAGCACCTGGGTGATCTGCGTCCAGCCGGTGACTTCGCGCACCGAGCCGATGCCGGAGCCGGTCGGGTACAGGGTCGCGTTCGCGCTGTTCAGGCCCTCGACGGTGACGTCGTTGGTGGCCACGACGCTGGCACGGTAGACATTACCGTTGGCGCGGGACCAGCCGCTGGTGACTTCGAAAACATCGCCGACGATGATGCCGTGCGATGCGGCCAGGGTTGCAACGCCAGGGTTGGCGTTGGTGAAGGCCGACAGAACGCGGTCGGAGCCGTATGCGGAGCCGACCGAGATGGTCGCGCCGTTGGGGAGTGAGAAAGCGATGATAATTCCTTTCAGAAATGATTAACCGCCCGGTTGGGCGGAGAAGATTTCTGCGAGGCATTTGGTCAGCGCTTCTCATTGCTGGCCGCGAGGCAGTGTTGCGGGGTGGTGCTTTACTGTTTGCTGAGCCAGCGTTCCCACGCCGACAGGCAGCCTTTCAGCAGCCTGATCAGCGTTTCGTGTAGCTCTTTGGTGATCTGATTCATGGGTAGACGCTGTCAATGACTTCGACTTTGATGACGAAATAGCTGCGGTGGCTATCCGCGTCCTCCCAGTCCGTCCTGCGGACATCGACAGTCAGGCGGCGGCCGGCGGCATTGAGCGCGGCTTGCAGTTCTTCGGCAGCGGCGGCAATGCGCTGTATCTTTTCGTTTGGCATCGAGACTCCAGCGGAGTGAGGTTGCGGTAATAAAAAAGGCCCGCTGGTGGGCGGGCCTGTGTGTTGGGGTGGTGCTATCTGGCGGCTGCTACTCCAAGCGGCCACGATCATATAAATCAAGCGTCATTTCACAGTAACGTCGCAGCGCGTCAATATTCTCGTATCCGACTATTTGAAAGCTCACCCTATGCTCTGTTTCCTCGCCCGCGGCGTGAACGCTCAGGACAGGATAGCCGCCGTTTTGCAATTTGGCGTAATCGCCATCAGCCGGAAAGCCATCGAGGCCGGATGCAATTTCGACCTCAGCGCAGGCGGGCTCTTCATCCCTGCCTTGCGTCACGTTAAATTGAGATACGCCGATCGTTAGTCGTGCCATGCCGTGTCCTTTGCGTTAGCGGTCCTACAGTTTACGCCTCAAACAATCGTATCGGCGCGATACGTGCAGCTCACCGGGACGATGAAATGGTCGCTTTCCTGAATAGCCGGCGCGGGCGACATCGGCGACAGCAGGAATACTTTCAGCGTCCCCTGCGTCATCGGCAGCGCGATCGGGAATGCAGCATCTAGCGAAGCGGTCAGCAAAGCCGCAGCGCCCGGCCCGGTCCCGATCGGCATGCACAGCGACACCTGGAAGATGCCCATGCGCCTGCGATGCTCGCCGCCCCACGTTTCGCACGCGGTCGGTGCCGGCAGCAGGTAGGCGCGGGCATAGCGGCCACTCGGCGGGGTAAATGCGGCGTTCTCAAAGGCGACCGGGATCGCGGGAACCTGCGCGTTCGCCCATGCCAGCAGGCGCGTTTCGAAGGCGGCGCGCACGAGTGCGTCGCTCATGCCGGCAACTCGATGCGAACAGCGCCGTGAAGCGTTTCGCGCTGGATCACGCCGCCGCAATGCACGATGTTGCCCGCCTCATCCGTCTTATGGACGACTGCAAGGCCCATTTCTTCATCGGCAGTCAGCACATAGTTCAGCTTCACGCCGTCAAGGAAAACGAGCGCGCCACGGCCGCCGTGCATATAAGCCGCATATCCAGCATCGCCGCTGTCAACTGATAGGCGCATGATTACTTGCCGCCTTTACGCTTGCGGGCCGGGATATGTTTCGGCGCGACCTTGACGGCTGGCGCGGCGAATGTCGGCGCTGGCTCGGCCGGCGCTTCCACGGCGGGCTCATCCGGCACATGCACGAAGATGCCGTGGAAGCCGACGGGTTGTGCTGGCTCCGCAATGGTCAGGTGAACAGCGTCTGCGGGAATACTGAACGCCTTGCCCATCTCGATCCGCACCGCGCCATGCAGCACGCGGCCAGGCGCTTCCACGATGCGGCGGAAGTCGTCGGCCACGGTCCAATCGGTCACTTCGACCTCGTTGCACCAGACGCGGCAGGTTTTATTGCCGATGTCGTTGGCATCGCCGGGGATACGGGTTACTCGCATTTGTTTCTTCCTTTGTTCGGCGGCGTGCTTATCGATGATGGCGCGCTGCTTCTGGTATTCGGGGGACTGCATGCGCTCGGCTAAATCCTTCTCCTGCCGCGCACGCCATTCGGCCTGCACCTTGCGCCACGATTCCTCGCGCTCGGCAGCGCCGATTTCCCACTTGGCCTGGCGCTCGGCAGCCTCGGCCTTTTCTTTCGCGGTTAGCGGTCGAACGCATCGGATTTGCAAATCAAGCCCGGCCGGCACTTCCTCGGTGGCCTCCTCGAGCGAAACAAAGTGGTCGCCGCAGTCGTCCTCAAAACTGTCCCAGTCGTCTTTCATGCGCACGCCATGCTCGATGCACAGTGCCTCAAGCGCAGCCTGGAATGCGTCGAATTTCTCGGTCATCGTCTACCCTTTGCTTATCGCTCGTTGCACATAGTCGGAATACTGCATCGCCGCCAGCCGGAACATTCCCTGCGGCGCCTGGATCGAGTAGCCGCCGGCTGTCTTGCCGGTCGGGTTCTTCGGCGGGTTCGGATACAGCCCGTATTCCAGCACGCGCGCATAGGGCAGCGAATTGCTGATGTAGGCCACGCCGCCAACCGGCAGGCTCATCACCTTGGCCAGTTCGCGCTGGGCGCGGCCCTGGTCGGTGCTGTCGGTGACGGTCGTATCCGGTGCGCCGTAACTGACGTTGGTGTTGGCGCGGAACCGCCCGGTATCGACCGGCGATGCCAGCACAACCGCCGTGAACACGTCCAGCGTCGACTTGCGCGCGACCGTTTCCAGATCCAGCTGCACCTTCGCGGCCAACTTGTCCAGCGGGATACTCCAGCCCATCAGTCGAACACTGCCCGCAGCTTGATGCCGCGCTGTACCATGTGCTCAACCTTGTCCAGATCGGGCTCGGTGCCGGTCATCGCGCAGACGAACGCCAGGACGTTGATGTAAGGCTGTGCCCACCATGCGAGCGTGATTTCGATGTCCATGTCGCCGGATGCCATGATCTATCTCCTGACTTGCAGTTCGAAAAGTACGGTCAGCCCTGCCGGCGCCAGCGGCGTGACGCTGATCACGCTGTATTCGCCGCCCTGCCAGGCGAACCTGTCGCCGGCCAGTGGCAACGATGCATCCTTGGCCGACATGAAAACCTGCTTGTCGCCGCGGATGATCATGGACCCATCGATGTACTTCGCGTCGTAATCTATACACACGGCGGTCACGTTCTGCACGTCGACCGACTGCTCCGCGCTGATGCCGGTTTCCGGGTCATAGCCGCCGGCAATGGTGCGCGACAGCGTTGCAGCGGCGCCGAACTCCGTTATTAGCTCCGTCGCGGTCAGGGACAGATCATCGTAATCGAATGCCATTTAAGCGCGGACCACTTTGATGTTCAGGTCGCTGCCGGCGAGCAGCGGGCGCAGCATCTCGGTGATTGCGCTCATGGGGTGCACGGGCATCACGGGTTCAAACATTTCTACATCGATCGGGCCTACTTTTTTGCGCTTCACCGCCGGGATGGGAATCGCGCTCAAGGGGCCGTCAATTGCCTGCAGGGCCAACACCGCGCAAGCCTGTGCCAATAGTGTCGGCACGGAGTCGTACGGGTAATATGCGCGCAGACGACCGGCTGCAGAATCCTTCACTGGCGCTTCGTAACGCGGCCAGGACAATGCCTGCGTCAGGCCCACGCGATAGCCGGCCCACTGCTCGCTATATTCCCGCTCGATAAAATCCGTGGCGAGGCGCAGCTTTTGCTCGCGTGCGGCATCATCCGCCAGGTCTGCCCATTTGGCATTCCCGCGCGCCGCATGGTACGCCGTAGCGAACGCGACGGAACAATAGCTTTCGCTATCCGCGCCGGCCTGCCCCAATTCGACCACGATGCTCATGATTTATTCCGCCTGACCTTCGGTTGCAACCTTGGACTTCCTGCCGGCCTTGCTCGCCTTGGCCTCGACGCCGAACATCTCGTGCTTTTCCGGGTCGAAGTCCGACTCATTGATTTCGCAGAAGCCTTCCGGGTTGTCGTACTTGATGCGAACGACCGGGCATGATCCAAACATACATTCTCCTTATGAGAAAACGGGAGAGCCGCAGCCCTCCCGTTCACTGTTACGCGCCGATCAGCAGGCCGAGGTGACGCGGCTGCACAACTGCAGCGCCCCATGCCAGGTTGACCTCGTAACGCACCTGACGCTTCTGCTTGTAGATGCAGAACTCGTAAGCGATGCCGGACACCGGATCGGTCACGATCATCACGTCGTCGGCATCGTCGCCGCCGTCAGGCATGGCCGGCGCGCGGGTAGCGAGCTGGATGGCGCCGCGGTAGAAGAACATCGAGCGGTTGGTCGCGGCAACCACGGTGATGGCCTTGGTGGCCGCCGACATCGCAACCTTGATGCCCGGCTCCTGGATGACCAGGGTGCCGCCGGTGCCGGAAACAGCCGTCTTGACAACGTACTGGTTGGTGTCGCCGGCAAAGGTGATGATGTCGCCAGCCAGCAGCGCAACGGCTGCAGCGGACAGCGTGAACGACGTAGAGCCGACCGCATAGCCGGTTGCGTCGACGGTTGCGGTGGCCGAGCCGACCGCTACCGCCTGCTTGACCGCGCCCGAGTAGTGCAGGTCGAAGTCCATCACGCGGCCCATGGCGCCGGTACGCAGCAGGTCATCGCTGCCGGCCTCGTTCACCTTGAACAGGGACGATTGCTTGCCGCGCAGGCGCATCACCGAGGACGAGTCCAGCACCAGGTGCAGGTCGGATGCCGGCGAGCCGTTTTCTTCGAGGATGCGCTTGGCAGCAGCGAAGTCGGTCAGGTCGGCGGCGGTGCCGAACGGGGTGCCGGTGGCGGTGCCGTAGGCGCGCGAGGCATTGACGTGCAGGGCAGCCAGATCGGCTTCGACTTCGTTGGTCAGCGTGCGCAGCGCCTGGGCGATGCGGTCACGGTTGATGCCGCCCAGCGTGCCGGCGTTGTTCAGGCCGCGGTTTTCCTCGCCGGTGATGCCGAACGGCACCGAGCGGGATTTGCTGATGGTCATCGACACATTGCCGATGGACTGGGCCGGGGTGTCGGCAGCGTAGGCGCCGACGTTCAGGTTTTCCGCCGCCATGGCGCCAACGACCGGCGACATGATGGTTTCGTTCAGGGCGGCGCGTTCGGCGCCGGAGTCACGGCCGACAGCGCGGATGAAACCGGCCTGCTCGCGCGAGACGGTATCCATGGCGTTGTAAATGGTCGGGATCAGGGAAGTGAGAGTAAGAGCGCCCATGTGGGTAAGCCTTTCAAAAATGGAAAAGCCCGCTCATGGCGGGCTCAGGGGTTGCGATAGGATGGTTTAGTCCGTGATAACGGTATTTGCATCCCTGGCCGCGGCTGCCTGAGCGTTCGGGTCCATGGATGAAAACTGCGCACGGGTGATGGTCTTCTTTCCGCCTGCACCTTGTTGATTGCTGCCGCTTGCGCCGCCGCCGGATGCGCCCGAGCCCTTCAGGATCTGGTCCTTGTAGGCGTACTGGTCCACCAGCATGCCGAGGGCCTCGTCGAAGCTGGCCAGTTCGCCCGGGTTGGACGCCGAGTACAACTTGTTGCCGTTGGCATCCTTGGCGACGATCCTGCCTTCCTCCAGCGTGAACGCCTTGCCGAAACGGGCTTCCACCATGTCGGGGGGAATTGCCAGCTTCGCCTTGTCGCCCACGATCAGCGGGGAGCGTGCGAACGCGCCGCCGATCTTTTCGGAGTACAGCTGCTGCTCAAGCGCCTGCGCGCGGCCGGTGGCCTCGGTCAACCTGGCCTCGTAGACCTTGCTCACTTCGGACCGCACTTTGTCCACCTCGCCGGCATCAATCAGCTTCTTTTGATCGAGCTTGGACAGGGTTTCCATCGCTGTTCTGGCTGCTGCAGGGTCTTCGATGCCTTCGAACAATTTCAGTTTGCCCTCGGCCGCTTCCTTGCCTTCGCGATGGGTTCTCGCTTCGGCGTTGAGGCGGGCGATGGTTGACGTCGTGCCGATTACGTCGAAGGCGACATCACTGCCGTCATCCCTCACATACACCGGCTTGCCATCCTGAATAACTGCGTGTCCGTCTGCGTCGAGCTTCAATTTCATGGTGCATTCCTTCTGGCCATCCGGCCTATGGTGCGGTTAGGACATCCGTCCCGATGCGCCGCCTTGCATCCGCTTGGCGGCTTGAATTCAGTTGTCGTACTTGTCGCGCAGTTGCTTGAGCGTCAGCGGCCGGCCTGATTGGTCCAGCAATTGCTGCAGCGTGATCTTGCCGTCGCGGTATAACTGCGCCTTCCCCGGTCCGAGCAGGTCGTCCAGATAGGACGCCGGTTTGCGGTCGATGAAATCGGCCATCGTTGTATTACCCGCCAGCGGGCCGTCCATCGTCGCGCGCTGCGACGGGTTGAACTCGGGCACATCACCCTTGGCGCCGAGTTCCTTCCACGTTTTCGTGATCGGGACCAGCGTACTGCGGCAGTTCCAGTGTCTCGGTGGGCCTTCGTGGTCGATGCCCTGCGCGTCAGTGTTCACCCACGGCAGTTTGGTCTTGCCGATCGGCTTGCCGTCCATGTCCCATTCGCAGGAGTCATAGGCGACACATATATCCGTGGTGCGCCCGTCAAGGGTGCTGATTTGTCTCAGCCCCTTCACGATGTCGCCGTTCTTGCGGAACGTGGCCAGGCGGGATTGATTCGCCACCGTCTGCACGCTCGAATGCACCAGCGCGGCAGCGTTGCGGCGGCTCACCGCGAGGATGCCCGGGTTGCCATCCCTGTCGCCGACCACGCGCGCGATGATCTGGCTGTTCGTCTCGCCCTGCAGGATGCCTTGCCGCACGGCGCTGGCAAAGTTGAACGCGGTGCTTTGCTCCTGCTTCTTCCACCACGCCTGCGACGGCGCGCCCTGGATCAGCACATCCTTGACCAGCGTTTCCAGCATGGCCTCGCCCGGCAGTCCGAAGCCGATCTTGAAGTCGATCACACTGGAGAATACCTTGACGGTCGCTGCCGCCTCGTTCTTCGCCAGCCCGGCCATCTGCGCGGCCATTTCGGCACGCGCCTGCCCGTAGTAGTCGGCGACGATCTGCGCGGCTTCCTTCAGCATGGAATTCAGCCGCGCCTTGCCGAAGTCGGACAGGGAATCCTCACTCAGTTTGGCACGCAACTCCTTTTCCATGTCGGCCAGCAGCGCAATGATCTTGTTGCGGATGCCCGCCTCCAGGCGGAACAGGTCAATGCCGCGCTCGAGCAGCAGGTCCGCTAAGGCCCGCTCCAGGTCACCCATTACGCCGCCTGGCTAGTCGCGCCCGGGCTGCCGGTCATCGCGTTGAAGTTCGGCGCCTGATTGGCGATGCGGGCCGCTTCGTCCTCAAAATCCACGTCCGACGACACGATGCCGCGGCGCTTGTACTCGGACAGCAGCGTTTCATCCGACAGGCGGCCGGCCTGACTCGTCTTCAGCAGCAATTCGGCCGAGGCTTCCGCCAGCGAAGCCGCCGCGAAATCGTTGTAAATCGTGACCGTGCCGCCGCTCGCCTCGCCCACCCAGTCCGCAGTAATCTGCAGCCCGAGGTCAACCGCATCCTTCACGTCCTGCACCATGCGCTGCAGCGCGCACATGCCGACGGCGTTTTCAGTAGCAACTTGCGTGGCAGTGATCTTGCCAGTCTGGATGACCAGCAGCTCGGCGCCAGCCTGGCGCATGCGTTCTTCCAGGTCCGACAGCGACTTCGCGCCGGCCTCGATCGCTGCGCCGGTATGTTCCACGAACTTCATGTCGCCGCCGGGCGGGAGTTTTACCGCTGTCGATGCGCCGACCGCCATCTGGAACTTGTCGTCGTCAATCCCGATCACCGTCAGGATCGGCACGCGCGCCACATGCAGGATAGTCGATTGATCCGAACAGGACTGCCAGTGCTCGACATTGAGAAACGCCATCTCGACCATCGGCGGCTTGGCGACCATGAAGCCGCGGCGGTCGCCGTAGACCGGCACGAACGGGATGTACTTGAGGCTGGTCACACCGTCCTCGTACAGCAGCCATTCCTTTTTATCGTTCTGGCGGTAGGTCTGCCACGCGCCCGGCGTCAGAACGCGCACCTGCTCGACCGACTTTTCCGCGAAATCGCCGTCGGGCACCGATACGCACTCCATCAGGCGCAACTGCGTCAGCGTTTCCCGGCCATTGATGCGCGCCGAGCGCCAGCCGAGGATCTGATCCGGGTAAATCTGCACGAAGTAGGGCCGCAGCCCGGCCGCCCGTTCATCGGCCACCGTCTTGACGCCACTCGCGCGCGGATAGTCGACCAGGATGCCGCACAGGCCATAGCCAAGCGCGGTTTCCAGCACATCGGCGGCGAAGCTGTGCAGGTTGCGCCCCTGCAGGTCGGCGTCCTTCATCCATTCGGCAATCTTGGCCGGTACATCCTCATTGATCGTGAGCGGCTTGGAGAAAGGTTTGCCGGTCAGGGTTTCAACCGTCCGCTTGTACGCGGGAAACAGCGTCGCGGTAGCGAGCCGGCACTTGTACGACTCGGCATCTTCGCCCGGCCATTTCGGCAGGAAGGTCTCACCCGCTGCCCGCATCTTGCGCGTCCCGCCCAGCAATGCGGCGGCCAGCGTCCAGTCTTCCGACATCGCGTTGACGGCTGCGGAGGGGGTCGAAACGTCGCTCATAGGGTCCTTGGTTACATCCTCAACGGGGTCGCGCTGGCAATGCGCTTGATAATCGGGTAGCGGTAGACGATGAAATAGCCGGAAGCGTCCAATACGTGATCCAGCCCGCCGCTCTTGTCCGGCTCTCCGTGCTTGTCATACGCCTGCTTCTCCAGCGATTCCACCAGGTGCGGGCAGGCGTCGACGTTCACGCGGAAGCGGCGAGCGCCCTCGCTGTGAATCATCTTGTTGTAGCTCAGCACGCGGTCCTTGACGGCAGGATTGCGGCTGTTCACGCACACCTGGAATCCGGCCTGCCGCAATATGGCGAGGTCGGATTCCGATGCGTTGTTACTCTTGCGGGCGTTACCCGATGCGTCCGGGTAGACCATGATGCTGTGGCCGTGCTCCTTGTAGCGCGCCTTCAGGATGGCCGCCATTGCCGGCGTGTCCAGCACGTCGACTATTTCCATCGCCGCATGCGGTTCGCCGTCGCGCAGCACGAACAGCACCGCGGCCATCTTGCCCACGTTGAAGTCGAGGCCGACGTGCAACGTCTCGCCTTCCTTGATCGTCTCGCGGCTGGTGTTTAGCGCGCGGTCGAACTCGGCGTACACGCTGCCTGAGGTGAGATTCACGAACTCGCCGTCGAGGTACGCCGAAAGTTGCTGCGTCGGGTAAGTGTTGCGCAAATTGTCGATGTACCCGTCCGGCAGGTTCTCGGCGTTTTCCATCGTCTTTGCGCGAAACAGCACATACCCAGGCGCGCGGCGCTTCACCCATAATTCATGAACCAGACGAAAGCCTTCTGGTGTTGTTGCAACCGCCACCGTGTTCGCCATGTCGCACTTCTGCCGGTTCCTCGCGATGATCTTGTTCCAGACCTCGCGCGCCTTCTCCATCGGCAGGGTGTCCAACTCGTCACAGATGCTATGGGCCACCTGATACCCGACAATTCTCTCGGGTCGCTCCATCGTGCGAAAGATGATGCGGCCAGCATTCGGAAACTCGATATACGAACTGGCCTTATTCAGCCGATACGCCCAGCCCTTCCGCTCGCATAACTCGGGGAACCGCCTGTAGGCGATGTCCTCCACCAGCGGATATGTTGGCAGGTAATAAGCCAGATCCTGCTGCCGGCACATCACTTTCAACGACATCACACGGGCAATGGCCGCCGCTGTTTTCCCGCTACCGAAGCCGCCGACGAACGCCGGGAAAGGCTCGCGACTGGTCGCGAACGCCAATTGAGTCGGGGTCAGGCTCACACGAACTCATTGATCGACGCGGGAAGCTCGCGGGTTGTCACCGTCTGCTCCGACTTCTCTATATGGATGCCTGCAGCCTTGCCGCGCGCCACCTCTGCATTGATTGCGGCGCTTAGCTGTCCAGCCTTCTCGGCGGCGATGCTGAGGTCTTGCAGCCGCTGTAAGTGGCTCTCCAGTGTGATCTGGGCGGCGTCAACTGCCGGCTTCCTGATCTCACTTAGCCTTGTTGCGATCTTGTTGTTGTCGATCAGCGCCTTGGCATTCCGGTTGACCGTTTCGGGCTTCATCTTCGCTGCGTTATACGCGCGCCGGTAGGCCTCGCTTGCGTTTCCTGTCTCTATGTAGGCGAGGCAGAACGCCTCCTGCTTCGATGTCAGGCTCATATTAGGTATTCGATCTTGTCTCGCTTGGCGCGGTTTTCGTCAGCCCACATGGGCCGAAGGTTCGGAAGGGCGTGGATAATTTTTGCATCCGTAATCCCATCCCGCACGAAGGCGGCCACCGGGTGGATGTGATCAATGTGGATGTCCGACCCAACTAGATCCCATCGCATGCCCTTGGTGAACTGCCGTTCTATATGCGCGCGCAGCTCGCTTGCTGTATAGCCAAGCATTTCAGCGCAACTGGAGTTGGCCGGAATGCGCTTGTCTTTCAATAGCCGGTGCAGACTCGTCCGCTGCCAGGCCAAGAGGCGAAGCACGGGACTCTCTGCCCACCGGGATTTTCTGTAATCAAGCACCCTATCGCGATTTGCGCAGTAGTATCGAATGCTCGCTTGTCTGTGTTTCTCAGCGCCATCAGCGGTTGTACGCCTTACTGCGGCTGCGACAGCGCCCAAGTCGCGGACGCGCTCGCGGTTGGCATTAACCCACTCCATGCGGGTCAAATTTCGACAGGCTGTGCATTTTGATCGCCGGCCATGCTTGCCGCGCGGATGAATCGCGAACTCCGAAAGCGGCTTAGCATTCCCGCATGTTGTGCAGGTGATGCGAATGTCGTCATCCAGGCCGATGATTTCGTTCATACTTAACCTTGACTAGAGGCTAGACCGTTAGAGGGCTTGGAAGCTGGCGGTCAAACCAGCTTGTCGGGTGCCCCCTATCCAAGCCATTACATTATATGGCGAACAACTCCGGCTGTGCCGCCATCACCGGCTGCGCCATGCGATTCTGCGCAATGGCGAAATACTCGGCGTCTTTCTCTATCCCGATGAACCGGCGGCCAGTGTTGACGCATGCCACGCCAGTCGATCCGCTGCCCATCGTGAAATCCAGCACCGTGTCGCCTTCGTTGCTGTAAGTCCGAATCAGATCCTCCAGCAATGCAACCGGCTTTTGCGTCGGGTGGAATCCGTCATAGTCCTTTTTGTACTGCAGGACGTTGGACTTGTACTTCGCGCCATCCGCCAGATTGAAGCGGCGATTGAAGCGGCGATTGATTTCTTCAAGCTCCGCATACGGCTTGAACCACGGTTGCAGGCTGATGCCGTACATATCGCAAAGCTGCATATAAGTGCGCTCGGTACACATCGTAAACTGCATGGAGTCGTACCGCATGAAGTGGCAAACGCCCTGATGCCCCATTTCCGCGAACAATTCCTTCTTGTCCTTGCCGATGAAGTCAAACACCTGCTTGGTGTAGTCCCGCAACGGATGCTGCCCCATCGTGTCGTACTTCTTGAAGAAGACCAGCACATCCTCGAAATACGAAACCGGCGCTTTGTTCGCGACTAAACAGTTTGCGAAATGGTCCTTTATCCAGACCAGCCGATAACTGAATGGCAGATTTCCGTGTGCTTCCGTAATCAGCCGCGCGGTGTATGGCTCCTGGCTAAATAGAACCAGCCCGCCATTCATGCGCAGGATACGGTTGCAATGCTCCAGAAATTCACTTGGCCGGATCGCGACATCCCAGTCTGCATTTGCTAGGCGCGCATATTTCTCGTCGCCCTTTCCCATTCCGCCCACTGTGCCATAGGGCGGATCGCAAAGCACCAGATCGACCGAACCGTCCGGGATTGCCTTCATCACTTCCAGGCAGTCGCCGTGGCGCAGTTCGATCATCGTGTTCGGTTCCTTTGCGCTCTCGCGTTGGAGGTTGCTTTATGTGTGTATAAAACTGTCGCCGCCCGCGCCGGTAGAGACTGCGATACGCTGCAGGGGAGACCGCCGGCCTTCTTCACGTCAGCGACTGCATCCGTTACAACCGCCACTAGGGATGCTCCGGCGGCGCAGTGATCGTTACCGCATCAACCGCTTGGAAATGCGCAGATTGCCGACCACATACCCGTCAGCCTTCACGATGCGCTCCATGTACAAATCCCCCGGCCGTCCTCCGCGCTGGTCGATCTGGCTGCCCCAGATGTCCGACCATTCGGCGAAGGTCAGCCTGAAGGGAATCTTCTTCTTGATCGCGCTATCTTTTTGCAGCAGGTACAAATGCCGCGCGATCTCGATGTCCATGTCAGCGGGTGATGTACATTCTGCTCGGCAGCCCTGCCAGGACGCGCAGTTGGCCGATGGTCAGATCCGCCGCGTCGCTCATGACGAGCAGCAGCGTGGGGCCAATTGGCCGGTGCCTGGTGCGTATCCTGCTGATCTGCGGATGGGCAACGCCCAGCGCGCGAGCGAGTGCGGCGTCATTCTTCAGGTCCAGCTTGTCGGCCAGCACGTCGAGCAGGTTGCCGGGCTTGTAGTTCGGGTGGGTCAGATCAACCATGGAAGCTCCTGGTGACGGGCAAAAAAATGCCCGTCCGTTCCTTTGCAGGAGCGACGGGCTAAGCCGAGGCTTGGCAGCCAGGGAGGGAGACGCGGTGCTTACTGCTTATCTTGTGGCTGCGGAATCCATTTACCGAAGATGATCATCCACATGGCGAGCAGACTCATCGCCGGCCTGCCTGGTCTTTGCGCTCTTGCTCGATCAAATCGCGCCCGAGCATGCGGTTGATTTCTTTCTGGCTCGGTGGCGGGCAATGCGCCGCCTGACGTTGCTGCATGTATTCGCGGACTTGCTCTTTAGTCGGCTGATTCATGTGCGCCTTTACCGGGGCCAGAATGCAAAAAAGCCAGCGCGGAGGCTGGCTTCAGTAATTGCAGGGCGAGTTTTTCTAACAGGGTCACGATCTGAGGTTGATCGTATCCGGCTTTCGCCCCGAGTTATGCGGCACAAAAGGCATTGCCAATAGCTCCGCAGTGCTGCCAGTATAAATTGGTTCTGCAGGGTTTACAACTTGTTTTATGCGGCGAGTCGCGCGGGGATGTAAATTGCGGCCAGAGTCAACAGCACCTGCCACCACTCCATAGCAAAATGCTCGGCGAGCAGATAGGTGGCCACCAGCGATCCGGCAAAGACTAAATTATCTTTCAGCATAGTGGCCCGATCATATCAGCTCAAATCCATATCGGAGGCCAGCTTCTTCATTGCCTGGCTGCCGGCGGCAATCGTGATTTCCTCCAGCACGTAGACCATTTCGACCGCATAGCGCCGGATCTGGTCGGCGCATTCCATCGGCCGCTTTCCGCTGCCCTCGCAATGGTCGCAAGGGTCATCCGAAAGCACGTCGACAAACTCCATTTTGGAGACGCCCTTGCCACCGCAGACCGGGCACAAATCATTCAGCCAATACTTGAGCGCAGCCTTGGCGACGTTTGCTTCCTTGATGTGCATCGGCCATGGCGGGCGGGCGAGCGCGGCGCGCTTCTTGACTTCCCACTCCCAGGCTTCGGCCAGTTGCACATAGGAGGTTGCATCATTGGCATATTTCACGCGCAGGAGCAGGCTGCCAAATCCGGCGATGTTGGACAGAGCGACCGCGGCGAGCTTGTCCGTGTCGAAGTGGTATTCGTCGCTTTTAAGGTTACTGCTTTGCGTCGCCCTCGCGTACCGCTGCGCCAACTTGACCATACTTCCCCTTTGGTTTTGTATTGTTTGGACAGCCTGCATTGCGTCTCCCTTAGTATTTGCTCGGATGCACGCGCAGTTCTGCGCAGCGCTCCATGGCCTGCTGCATCTCGCGTGGCGGCTTGTATGGCTTCATGGCCGGCACCACGGCTTTCGGCTTCGGCAGCCAATACCGGATGGTCTTGCGCGCCCCGGTCTGCTCGATGACGCCGCGCTGCACAGCCATCGCCAACGCGCGGCGCAGGTCGGCAGTCGAGACGCCCAACTTGGCCGACAGGGCGCGGGCTTCGTAGCCCTGGCCGGGCTTCATCAGCGCCACGATGTCGGACGCGCCGTAGGCTAGATCTGTCATTGGCACCTCGCCCCCTTGCCGAATTCATCAAGGATTTGCCGGGCGTTGCCTTCGCCGCTGATAACGAAGCGATACCCTTCAATGCACCGGACTTCAGTCAGCCCGTTAAGGCCGATGGATACACCGGAACCGGGAGTCAGGGCCGCGCCAACGCGAAATACCGTTATGACGACGATTCCAACGATTGCGATGAAAATCATCACTTCCACCAAGGTGAACCCGCTTTTCATTTTCATTTCTTCCTCCAGAATGCCCACCAGGGCCGTTTCGCTTGGAAATACTTGCCGGCCCGGGTGCAGCCAAACTCGTCCCATCTGCGCTCGAGGTAGCATGCGAAGTGGGCGCCGGAACTAAGCGTGGGCGTTATGCCGCACTCATCCATGTTGCTATCGGTCGGACGGCGGACAATGCAGTGTTTGCAAGCGCGGCATGGCAGGACGACGCTCACAGTGCAGCCCTCACCGCATCCAGCTTGTCGGCCAGCGTGTTGATGCGGCCATGCTGCGTTAGCCAGACGTTCTCGACCCGGGTTAATCGCTGCTCCAGCGCTTTGAACGCCTCGTCTTCTTGCTCGGTTATATCGAATTCGACCGCCGGGGCGCTGGCAGCGCGCGCCTGCTCATCGTGGAACGCCTTGGTCGTCGCGTAATCCTTCATGGCTTCCATGCGGTCGATGCCGGCGCGCAGTTGCCGCGCTTCCTCGCGGCTGGCGATCAGGCTGCCGTTGGCGGCTGCCAGTTCGTCCTGCAACTGCTTCTGCCGCACGCGCAGGCCGGTGATTTCGGCCAGCAGTTCCTCGGTCGTGCGCTCCGGCGGCGCGCGGTCGCATGCGCTGCGGATGTCGCAGGAAATCGGCGCGGGACAGCCGCCGCAGGTCGTGAATTTTTCGATTACGGGCATGCGGACTCCCTGAGTTGTTTGAGTTTTGCCTTGTACGTGGCGCGAATGGCGATCAGTTCGGGAATCGTCCACTTGCCGCCGTCCTGCTTCTGTTCGATCGCGTCAACCTCGTCCTGTCCAATGCGCGCGATCAGGCCAAGGCGATAGTCGACAGCCCGGCCGGCGCCGTAGCGGTTGCACTGTTTCGTCTGTCCGTGGGCGTTGCGCTCGTCAAATCGCAAATGGGGTGCGGAGCCGACGCTGCGGTAGTGGCCGCAATCGAATCCCCCGCCCACCTTCGGATCGTCCAGCGGCTTGCCACAGCAAATGCAGGGCTTGCCGCTGTCTCGGGCTCGGACGTATGCATTAAATGCAACCTGCGCCGCTTTGATGTGATCTGACCGGGTTTTAAGCGATTCCTTCTTCGCCCGGTCCTTCACGCGCTCGGCAGCCGCAGCCTTGCGCTCGGCCTGGTTGCGCACGGCCAGCGCCAGCGCCTGCGCGCATTCGGCGGAACAGACTTTGTGGGTCATGTTCCGTTTCTGGAACGGGCCGCGGCACACTTTGCAGCGGCTCGGTTTCAGCGGGTCGCGCTTAAGCATTGCCCCACCTGATGACGCTGGCGATGATCAGGCCGGCGGGGAGTGACAGGATGCACCAGGCGGCGATATAGATCATTTTCTCCACACACTATTGGTTTTCGGTTCAATGACTGTTAGCGCGCCGGAATCAGCCCCTTCGCTCCAGTGCGATATAAACGCGCCTGTATCGATGTAGATTTGCGAACCGATCTTGCATATATCAGGCACGATGGAATGCCCGCAGAACGTGATGGACAGCCGGCTGATATGCCGAATGCGCGCAGGGTCAGTCTCGCCAATCAACTGCCGGCCCCACATCAACTGCTGCCGCGTGCGCTCGTGGAAGTCGCCGGCATCTAGCGTTGCCTCATCGCCGAAGAACTCGGCATGGATGACGTTGAACCGATCCTTGCCCTCCCCCACGCTGATGACGAGCGGCAGCGCCTGGATGTTGGCGGCATGCTCGGCCAATTCTTCCTTGGTCAGTCCGCGCGCCCACGCGCCGCCGTTCTGAATCCACCAATGCCAGTTGTCATGCGTTCCTTGCGCCTGAATCGTCAGCAGAATGTCCTCATGGTTGCCGCGCACCGCGTGAAACCAATGCTCTTGCAGTAGCGCGAGGCATCCAAGTGAATCCGGACCGCGGTCAATCAGGTCGCCGACAGAAAACATGCGGTCGGTTGTCTGGTCGAACTCGATTGCGGTCAGCAACTGGTCAAACATTTCCCGGCAGCCGTGCAGGTCGCCAACTACGAAGTCGCGGCCTGCCTCGTTTGCGGCAAAGTGCTTGACCTGGCTCATGCCGCCTCCAATGCCATGTCAACCGCACGCCGGGCCTGCGCACGCGCCGCATCGATCTTCGCCGTCACCGCCCGCACATCCGCACAGCCTTCGTGCCACGCATGCACCGGAATCCGCCCGAGCGCTTCGTCCAGCTTGCCGGCAGCAGCCCGCAAGGTTGCGGCCTCGGTGGAGCGCACCGTCACGTCGCCATGCCGCCTATGGCGCAGGCTGACATCCTCCAGCGCGGCAATGGCGCTGACCACGGCAATCGAATGCTCGTCGCGCACCTGGCGCAGCCCTGCCCCGCCGCCGACGACGTTTAGTCCCGCGGCAATCTGGCACAAGATCTCGCACAAATTATTGCCGGCGTCGATCGTCGGGTCGGTGAGAAAAGCCTCGATGCGGCCATAGATTTGCATGGCCAGCATCGGCTGCTCGTCGCGGATGTAGTCGACGGGGATCAGGCGCGGGATCATCAGCGGCAAAGGGCGGTGACGCTTGCCGGCGCGGGATTTCTTTTGGCGGCTCATGACTGCGCTCCCTGCTGGTAGGTTGCGGCCTGATTGGCGAGCTGGCCCTTGCGCACTTCCACCGCTTCGCGCTCGGCCTGCAGCCGCGCCTCGCGCCGGGCGGCGCCAGCGGCCCACTGCCCCTGCAACTCGGCGAGCGCGGCCTTGACCTTGGCCAGCCCTTCCGGCGATTGCTCGGTGGCGTTGCCCGCCTCCGCGTAGTTCGGCAGTAGTGCGCGTACCTGCGGGGCCGGCAATAGGCCTGCGGTCGCTGCCTTGGTCACCGCGGCTTCACGCTTCGTCATGTCCCACCCGAGTGATACGGACCATTGCGCCGGCAGGTTGCGCAGCCTTGCAGCGGTCACCAATCGGTTATAGGCATCCTTGAACGCCATCCGTGCGCCGACTTCATCCCCGGAATGAAGCACCGTAGAGCAGACCGTGAACGCCTCTGCAATCTCCGAAGTCCAGACCACGGTATCGGCTTCGTCGCGGCTGGCCAGCGCAATCGCCCAGGCCTCTTCGACGCCAGGGCGGCCGTCCTGCAGCTTGCAGCGCTTGGCAATCGCCGCCGGCACTGGCGCGAATTCGCTGTTCTCGTCGCAGTAGCCAGCCAGGGCGGCGCGGATCACGCGCAAAGGGAACGGCTTCAGGATGTCCAGCCAGGCATCCAGCAAGTCATCCACCGGCAGCGTCTTGCCGTAGGCGCCCATCGTTTTCTTGAGCATCGGCAGGAATGCTTCGTGTTCGTGCTGTTCCATGTCATGCCTCCATGTCGATGGTGTACGGGTCATTGCCGGCCAGGCGCTGCTGGCGCCGCTGCAGGTAGCCTTGCCAGTCGGCGTCGCTGTTGCCGCCTTGTGCGGGCGTTTGATGCGCTTGTGCGATGAAGCCGTCGACGCGGCTGGCATCGCGGCAGATCAGCTCGATGTCGTTGAACGCCTTGTTCTTGTCGTTCTTGCCCATGTGCCATTCGGACTTGCGGCAGCCGTCAACAGCCAGCATCAGGTCATCAGCGGTATAGCCGTCCTTGATGCGGGCCTGCACGGCAGCGCGGCGCTTGGCATCCAGCTTGGCGCGGGGGATTTGCATGACGGCTTGCCAGTGGGCGAATACCTGTTCGACAGGCGGGAGGTTTTCATGAACGATTACGGCGATTTCAGTGGAGGCAGATTCAGCTTGCGCCGGAGGCGCATCGCTATCTGTATGTTGAATATCTTGTTTACTATCTGTTCTATTAGTAGATTTGCCCTTTTGGGCAAATGCCCCCTCGTTTTGGGCAATTGCATTTGCCTTTTTGGGCAATTGGTTGAGGGGTTCCAGAAACCGCGTTTCGTCCGCAAATGCATACCAGAGCGTGCGCTTTGCCGAGCCATGATTCAGGTCAGCCTTGACCAGCACACCGGCTTCAATCAGGCTATCCAGCGCCCGACGAACCTGCTTGATGGTCATGTAGTCAAACTGCACCTGGAACGCCAGGACCGTGTTGTAGGTCCATGTGCGGCCATCATGGAAATGCACGCCGTTCGCGCGATTCTTCGTGATCCACCACTGGAAATTGTTGATAAGGATTGCTTCAGGAATGCCGTATTGCTTGGCATGAGCGGTATCAAATTGATGATTCATGGTGCCGCCCCGCCTGTTCGTGATAAACTTTTAGTCATTCGATTACCCCAGATAATTGAATCAAGGGCCGGATCTGTTAGCGCAGATGCCGGCTTTCTTTACGTCTACTGCACGTCAAATCGTTGCATCCCCGCCAGCGCCTTGATGTGCGCGACCTTCCAGCCGGTGTACTCGTGGATGCGGACAACCATGTCGGCCGTCACCGGCTTGAATCCGCTGCGCATCTTGCTAATGGTCGACGGCAGCGAGCGGAGATGCTTCGCCAGGGCCGCATCGTTCTTGATCTCAAATTCCGTCTGCATCTTGTCGAACAGTGGACCGGCGGTAACGTTTATTGTTGTCATTCTTGCTGTCTCGTTCTCGTCAAATAACCTGTAAATATGTGCAAAACTTTGAACTTTGGATTAACTTATGGCTCATAATCGAAACCACATGTAGTTGTATCTATCGCTAACGCAAAGTGCCTGCCATGAAGACGCCCGCTATCCGCAAGCTAAGAACCGTCGCCGGTTCCGCGCTTCTTGCGACCTGGCGCGGCGCCAAACACGTCCGGCCGCAGTTCGTGGACGGTCACCGCCCCCTTGGTCAGTTGTTGCAGCCGCAGGCAGCGGTCGGAGGGCGCACGGCCCTTGGACAGCCAACGGCTAATCGAAGGCGGCTTGATGCCGAAGGCGCGGGCCGCAGCCATCGTGCCGCCGATCAGCGCGATGGCTTTCTCAAGGGCGAGGCGTTCTGGTGTAGGGGGCGTTGGCGATGTCATGCAACCATCTTAGCTAACAACTAAATCTTAGTCAATTTATTCCAAGGGAATTTTGCCATGCCGCATGAGAATCTTAATTTGCCGCTACGTGACATCAATCGCCATAGCGTACAAAATCGCTTCATGGCTAAACAGACAGATAAAGAAAACAAAGTCGGCCCGGTAATTGAGCGGCGTTTGCGCGAACTGGGGAAAACACAACATTGGTTGGCGGAAAAACTCGGCCTGTCCGATGTGTCCGTGCATAACTGGATTCAGAAGGGCACCATTGCGCGCGACAACATTGTGCCGGCCGCCATGGCGCTCGGGGTCACCACGGCCCAGCTGATGGGGGAAACCAAGGAAGAAGTCAAAGTGCATCCCGAGACGCCGGCGAAAGCGTCACTGCAGTGGGTCATGCCGGATGAGGAATTGCTGCTGGAGCACTACCGGCTTTGCACCGATATCGGCAAGGAAATGGCGCTGCGGTTTATCGAGGTTGCGCCAAAAAAAGATAGCAGCGAGTCGAAACCAGGACGACGCCTAGCTGCCTAATACGGCGTCCTATGACGGATGAACACCCCCGCTGCGGCGGGGTTTTTTTATGCGCCGAACTTCGGCACATTCAGCAAGCGCATCGGCAGGATATGGTCGGCTTCGAAATCCGAGATGACCACCAGGTTAGTCCGGCTCATAACCCGTCGGTTAAGCATCCAGCCGCCTGTTGTTCTGGAAATAGCCAGATCCTCGTTTGCGACACTTAGTCGCTCCGGCGCCGTCTGTACGCGCCCGGCTGCAGCAAATAGCGGCTTAGTTTCCTCTTTGATCGGCCGCGGTGGCCGCTTGTAACTCGCATCATTCACCTGGCTAACCGCCAGCATCACGAAGTCCCGCCCCTTCTTGTTCAGCCCCGTATAGAACTCGGCAAGCAAATCCGCCTCGGCCTGGATGCGTTTATTGTCTTCTTTCGGCACTTCGTCTCCTGATAGCCGCTAATTATCGATCAAGCCTACCTTGCGTGAATATCGTTCATGTCGTCCTACAAATCAGAAATTTTTCTGTAGGACAAGTTCTTACAAAATGCCAACAAATGGTATCTCTAAACGTTCTAAAAAGCACTACTGAACGAAGGGAATTCTGAAATAAATTTGTAATAGCACATTTCAGCTATTAGCCACTGGCTCACACCTTCCCGCCTTCAAATCCCCGAAATAATGGCCGATTAGAAAGAAATTTCTAACTATTTTCGCGCTTTGTACATTAGCCGCTTGCTAATTTAAATCGTCTATGGTTAAATATATTCATCGGCGCGGCACTGGGAATAAAACCAGTAAATTTAGCCGCAGACGAATAACCAAGGAGATTTTGATGCGCCATACCTCGCTGCTCGAATATGTCCTGATCGCCCTGGTTGTCGCGCTCGCGCTGTCTGTGGTCGTCGCGCATACCTGGCCGGCCGTCGAAACGATCATCGGCAACTTCCAGCTCGTCAGCAAGGCCCTGGCAGGTACGAAATGACCGAGCCGATCGAATTCAAAGTGCGCTCCGTCAAGGTCGTGTTGACGTTCGGCGCCAAAGCACAGTTCGAAGTGGGCCATCCGGTGAACGCCTGCTTCAGCAAGTCGGATGAAGTACACCGCGCAATTAACGCAGCCCTTAACTAACGGAGACGAAATGAGCGCAGATAAACGATCTGTCACAACGGACGCGCTGGAAACGCTGGGCGGCGTCATTAGCGAGAACGAGAAACGCGATGCGATCCACCTCGCTGTCGAACCCATCGAAGCAGGCGGCCCGCTGCGCCCTGGCCAACACGCGATGATCCAGAATGGCAAAGCCTATGCATGCCGCCCCGGCGAGGGCGTCGGCATTGCCGACCCATTCCTTGCTGACGATGTGGCGCCCGGCCAGCGTTTTTGGTTGGTCGTCTACCCGCGCCAGATCACTTCCCTGCGCCACGTTTGGACGCATCCGGCATTCGAGAATCAGCCGGAGCCGACAGCCGAAGCTACCGACCCAGTTTCTGTATCGAAGAAGTGGATCGAGAACTTTGCTGCAGATATTGACCAGACATACAACCGCCTGATGGGTGCTGCTGAGGATTGGCTGTATTCCGGCGAATACGCCTACGACAACACTGAATCCTATAAGGACCATTGGGACAAATTCCCGGAGTTCTGGAACCACTACGAAGTTGTGACGGGCAAGAAGGTTGAAGACAAAGAGGCGTCGTTCTTCACCTGCAGCTGCTAAATCAAACGCACATTTAACTAACGGAGACCAGCATGAGCAGCCACCAGCACAGCTACTACCGCAGCCAGATCATCCGCCGCACGCCCATCGTTTCGATCGATGACGCCCTGCGCGTGATCGAGAAGGCGCGCACGACGCATCCGATACTCGCTGCGAAGGCAGCGCATATCGACCGCACGCTGGCTGGCGTGGCGCTTCTTCGCCGTAGCGGAGGTATGTAATGGACACGATCAAGATCGAGGGCTTCATCTGCAAAACGTCTTGGGACAGCTACACCTTCTTTGCCTCGAGGATGGACCAGCACGGATACATGACGGTCTGCCCGCACACATTGGAATTCACGATCCCCGAGGATTTCAACCCGGTCGCAGCCGAATTATCGATGCTGGAAAAGAGGCTTGATTCCCTGGCTGATGAATATGCGGAGAAGGTCAAGCCGGTTAAGGACCGCATCGCCAACCTGAAGTGCATCGAGTACACGCCGGCCACCGCCGACGAGCCGATGCCGTTCTAACTAGCCAACAATAAACAGGAGCCGTCATGTATCTCACTGCGCAATCCATGTTCTCCGACCGTCCGCTGCCGACATTCCGCAAGCCGCTGGCAACGCCCTTCCCCACCGAGGCCGATGTGCGCGGCTTCATGCAGGACTTCGTTGCGGCGGTGGACGCGAAGGCCTTCCTGGAGTCGCAGGGCATCGGCGAGCGTTACAGCACGAACGCCATCGACGCCGACTTCATCCAGGCATTCTCCCGGATGTATTTGCGCGAGCCGCGCTTCTGGGACGGCAAAGTCGGTGAGCAGTTTTGTGAACTAATGCGGGATCTGACCGACCTGGCACAGAAAGCGGGAGTGCGGTGATGGACATCGATGTTGAACTCCGCGACTACTTCGCCGCCGCAGCCCTACAAGGAATGATGGCTAATGCGCAGTTCATGACCTTTGCCAACAACGTGCATGCCGCGGAACCGGATCGCATGGACGCCTGGCTGGCAGACAAGGCGTATCGCCTGGCGCACGCAATGCTGGTGGAGCGTGACCTGTGAGCGCCATCACCGCCCGCGGCCTGGCCGGCGCATTGTGGACCCCCATCGCGCGCAGCATCGAAGCTCGCTGGCTGCGCTGGTCTATCGACGCGTATGAACGCGATTTGGACGTGCTGCACGCTGAGGCGTCGAACAACCGCGCGGCCAGGCGCCTGATCCAGTACGAGCAGATCCAGCGTCGCAATCGGCTGGCCGAGTTGAGCCAATAGGGGCCAATCATGCGAATGGCCGAACACCACGCAGAGCAGCAGGACCAGCAGCAGCAGGAGGCGCAGGACGATGAAGCCTATCTGCACTTTTGTCTTACCGAACTGAAGCCGCACCTGTCGCCGGAACTGTACCGGCAGGTCGAGCAGGCTTTGGGCTACTAACCGAGGAGCCGTCATGGAAAACCAGTACACGAAACTGCGCGCTATCGATGTCACGAAGCACATCGAAAAGAAATCGAACCTGTCCTATCTGTCATGGGCCTGGGCATGCGACACGCTGCTGCAGCACGACCCGATGGCGACCTGGGAATACAGGGAGCCGCAACTGTTCGGGCAAACCATGATGGTGTACTGCGCCGTGACGGCGTTCGGCAAGACCATGACGGCCCAGCTCCCGGTGATGGACCACAAGAACAAGGCCATCGCCAACCCGGACGCCTTCGAGGTCAACAAGGCGATGCAGCGCTGCCTGGCGAAAGCGATCGCGCTGCACGGCATCGGCCTGTACATCTATGCCGGCGAGGATCTGCCGGAAGCGCCGCCGGCGCCCGCCCCTGCCCTGTCTGAATCGGTCATTGCAGACCATGTGGCCGCGATTGACGGCGCCAGCAGCCTGCCGGAACTGAAGAAGGTCTATGTCGAGGCGGTCAAGTACGCGAAGTTCTTCAAGAGCCAGCAGACCGAGGACATGTTCACTGCGGCCAAGGAAGAACGCAAGGCGGTGCTGATGCCATTGGGAGAACAGGCATGAGCGACAAGGCCATGCAAGCCTGCGTGCGTTACGTGGCCATCAGCGACCAAATCAAGCAACTTGGTCGCGACATCAGCAACGCACTTTGCGCATGCCCCGGCGTGATCGACGTAACGGCATTTGGCGATGTGCAACGGGACCGCACCCACCTGTCCGAATGGTACTCATGGCGCCCGCACGACTTTCCCGAACTTACCGACGGGCCACGCCCGCCATTGGAGTGTGAGTTCTGCAAGCAGGCGCACGGACTGGTCGAGAAACGCAAAGCCGCCAGGCGCTCGCTTGGTCGTGTGAAGGCCGAAATAACGAAGATAGGAAGGAAGGCATCGTGACATCGATAAGCGAGCGGTTGGCAGAAGGATCAACGCCGATCCCATTTTCAGGGTGCCGCATTTGGCTTAAAGCCACGGCAAGCGTTCGGCATTATGGGGCGGTTCATTACAACGGGAAGATGCAGTATGCCCACCGCATCGCGTGGGAACTGGAAAACGGGCCAATACCAGAAGGCATGTTTGTTTGCCATACCTGCGACGTGCCGTCCTGCATCAACCCAAATCACCTGTTTCTTGGAACCCCAAGCGACAACACTGCCGACATGGTGAGGAAAGGTCGGGCGAAAGGATCGCCTCCGTCCGGAGACGGAAACCCAGTAAGAAAAAATCCTTGGATAGTGCGCGGCGAAAATTCCGGTCAAGCAAAACTGGCAAGGGCGGATGTCGCTGAAATATTTAGGCGATACGCGGCAGGAGAAACCCAAAAGGAACTGGGCGTTGCCTTCAAAGTTGCGCAGTGCCATATATCGAGAATCATTAGAAAAAAATCATGGGGGCATCTATGAGTCTCACTCTTTTTGAAGTCGCCGGTGATTACCGGCGCATGGTGGACGCCCTCATGGACACGCAGGATGATGCCCGGGCCGTTGCGGATACGATCGAGGCTGAAAGCTACCCGCTCGAATTGAAGGCGCAGAACGTTGCGTATGCGATCCGCAATTTGGAAGCCAGCGCGGCCGCCATCAAGGAAGCCGAGGCGCAGATGGCGGCTCGTCGCAAGGCGATCGAGAACCGGGCGGCGCACATCCGCGAGTACCTGAAAACCTGTCTCGAAATCGCCGGCATCACGAAGGTTGAGTGCCCGCACTTCGCCATCGCCGTCCAGAGCAATCCGGCCAGCGTGGATATTTTCGAGCCCGGTCTGATTCCGACGGAGTTCATGACGCAGCCGGAGCCGCCACCACCGGCGCCAAACAAGACCTTGATCAAGGAAGCGATCAAGGCTGGCTTCGAAGTGCCTGGCGCTCTGCTGGTCCAAGGCAAGCGGCTGGTGATCAAGTGACCGCACTTTCTGGCGCTTTCGTAAAAATGGGCACGATGGCTGACGGCACGGTACGGGTCACGATCGATCTCGACTGCACGCTGTCAGCCCTGGCCGCCCTCAACCTGATGCCCGGCACGCCGCTGGCCATTGCCAGGCTGACGCCCGAAGCCGGCACCACAGCGATCCAGCCGCAGCCAGAGCCAGAGCCGGCGCCGGAGCCACCGAAAGGCGGCGCACTGTCGAAGTGGGCAGCACTCCGGGGCAGCGAGGCGCATTTTCAGGAATGGCTCAGCCAACACTACAACGTGAAGATCCGCAACGCGACCGATGCCGCGGCATTCATCCGGCATGAGTGCGATGTCGAGAGCCGCGCTGAACTAGACAACGATCCGCGCGCCGGCCGGGCATTCGACAATTTATTCAGGCTGCCATACAGCGCCTATTGCCAAGGGAAAACAAGATAAATGAGCCGCAAAGAACTCAGCAACGAAACCGCCCTGCTGGCCGACCTGCTCGACCTGACGCTGAAGCTGCGCTACGAGAACGAGCACATGCGCAAGATGCTCGACCGCATGGGCATCACGCCGCAATTTCCCGTCTACCAGGACCACAAAATGAGCCCGGAAAAGGAGGCAGCATGACAACCGAAAAAGCCCGCCAGCACAAGCTGGAATGGTATCGCCGCAATTACCAGGCCGTCCAGGCCGATCCGGTGCGCCGCGAAAAGTTGCGGGCGCAAAAGGAGGCCGCCCGGGCAAGGCGCCGCGCCAAGCTCCGCAGCAACGTTGCGTCGAAATTGCCGGCGACGATCAACGCCGAGATTTACCGCGCACATGGTCCGTGGGCGCCGCTGTTCGTTCTCCAGCAGGCAGCAGCATGACGAGCCTGAATCACGACTGGCACACTGCGCGCGCCGCCCAGCGCACCCAGGTCATCGCCGACGCCCTCGACGCGCAGCCGATGACGCGGGTCGAACTTGCCGAAGCAACCGGCTATCGGCGCCGCACCGTGGAGACTTACGTCGAGCGCATGTATGCCGCAGGAGAAATCCGGGTCGTCAAGTGGCTGCGGCGGGAATTGGGCCGCGGGCCGCTGGTGCCGGTCTTTGCTTTCGGCCCCGGTCCCGACGCGATCAAGCCGAAGCCGAAAACGCCGGCCCAACTGGCCAAGCGCATGCGCGCGAAAGTGAAGGCCGACCCGCTGCGGCGGCTGGAATATTTGCAGAAAGCGCGGATTCGGGAGACGCGGCGCGGGCGGGTGAAGGCCAAGCCGGATGCGTGGATGGCACAGTTCGCGGGGATTTTCGGCAATCGCCAGCAGGAGGCCGCATGAATGACTGCGACGATTATTACGACGACGACGATGACGAATACGAAGACCGCACTTGCTCCGCCTGCAGCGGTACGGGCGGCGACCCATGGAATGACGGAATCCTGCCGTGCGAGGAATGCGACGGAGAAGGATACATGTGGTGGCTGTGACCGCCCTCCCCTGCCGGCTACGGGCGATCAACAAATCAACAATTGAACAAATCAACAAACTAACAAAGCAACAAATCGACATCCTGACATATCAACAAATTAACCATTGTTGATCTTAACAATTGTTAACTCCATGCTATATTTTGAGCCCTAAAATTCAAACTACTCATGGAGAACCGATGCATATTTTGTGTGTATTTAATAGCAAGGGCGGCGTCGGCAAATCGACCACCTGCATCCATGTCGGCACGGCTGCCGCAGCGACCATGCGAGTCGGCATTCTGGACCTGGACACGGACGAAGGCGCGGAGACGGTCACCGTCTGGAGCCGGGCCCGAGGCACGGACGTTCCGCCTAGGGTGAAGCCGAGCAGCGTCATGCGCCTGGCTGCCGACATTGAGGAAATGCGGCTGGCCGGCGCCGATCTGTTGATTCTGGATTGCCCGCCAGCCAATACAGCGGCGTCCGCATCCTTTGTCGAGGTCGCCGATTTCGTTGTCATCCCGGTCAAGCCTGCCATGCCGGACATGGCCGCCTGCTACAAGGCGACCCGGATCGTCAAGGCAGCCGGCAAGCCGTTCGCCTACCTGCTCAACTGCTGCCTGCCGGCATCCATCGAAACGCAGGAAGCGATTGAGGCGCTGCAGGGCGCCGGCGAGATCTGTCCAACGCTCATTGGCGACCGGATTGCGTTTTCCCGCGCGCTGAAGTCCGGCAATGCAGTCACCGAGATTGCACAGAGCGGCAAGGCATTCGATGAAGCGACAGCCGCCTGCGAGTGGATTCTTGCCAGGATCGGAGCCGCCCATGGCAACTAAGAAACCTAATGCCCTGATGGGATTCGGCCCGGTTGCCAAGGAAGAGGAAGAACAGGCCAGCTACAAAGAACTGCGGGCGGCCAGGATTGCCAAGGCAGCGAAGTCGCCAACGAAGCGGCAGCACAAGGTTTTCATGATGACGCCGGAACAGGCCGAGCAACTGGATGCCTACTGTTTCCATGGGAAAACCACGATCCAGGCGACCATCCTGGAGGCACTGGATATGCTGTACCGGGCGAAAGGATTGCCGCCATTGAAGCAGGACAAGTAATGTTAATCTCAACATTTGTCGATCTAAACAAATGTTAGGATCAACAATTATTGAGACCGACAAATGTTTATAAACCAACGGGATAGCAACAGGGCACGGCAGGAATGTTTACGAGATTCTGATGCTGCAATGCTATGATTTCGCGCACAAATGAAACTGAGGACACCGGCATGACGTAACCAACGACAGCCAGAAAGACAAAAGCCCCGGCGGGAACCGAGGCTTATTGTGGACGTTGCAATCTGCTGAAAGCGGATCGAACCCTAGACAAGTCCGATTCTATTTCAGCCGATTTCGCAGCGCAAGAGTTTTCACGCCTTGCGAAAGTGAAACATGACATCGGACAATGCCGCAGGTGCGCTCGCGCCTGCCGAACGCCGCAACCTGCCGCGCGCCATCCTGCTCGGGATCGACGCCGCCCTGCACATCAAGAACTTGCCGCGCCGCCTGCGCCTGACGCTGGCCGAGATCGGGCGCCATGTTGGGCAGCACACCGCTACCACCGGCACGATCTGGCCGTCCAAGGAAGCGATTGCCGACGCGCTCGGCTACACCGCCCGGACGATCTACAGCCACCTTGCCGACCTGGAAGACCTGCAGTTGATCCGGCGCATTCCGCCGAAGCGAACGCCGTTCAAAACCGACGCATGGCATACCAACGGCCATATCGTGCTGACGGAGCAGGGCGCGCAACTGCTCGGGCTGGCCAGCGAAGTTATCCACACCCCTACTGAAATTTCTTCCGTTCCTAAAGAAGAGTTAACAGTACTAAGTACTTCAAAGAATCATCCGCCGCAGCCAAGCAAGATTCCCGAGGATCTGAAACCGCTGGAAGAGGGCGAAGTATCGCCAGGCGGCATTTTCGGATTGATGGGCGAGGCAACGGCAAAAGGTCAGCGGCTAGGCGACATCGTTGCGGTCTTGGGTGAGCGTCTACGGGGAATGCGCGGCGGCGGCCTGCGCAATTACCTGCGCCAGTGCATCCACGGGCAGACGGACTGGCGAGCCAGGGCACAGGCGCTACGCGACAAGGCGCGACCGCAGCAGTACGCGAACCGGCGATACACCGGGCCGGGCGGGCTGGTCGTGCGCGTTTTTGACGGCGTGGCGGAGGTCGTGCGCGATGGGCAATGGCTGGAAACCGTGCCGGCGCGGCACATGCAGCGGGTGTACGACGAGATTGAGGCGGGGCGACTGGTGGCAGTCTAAATGAAGTCCAAACGAGGTCTAAAGAGGTCTAAAAATAGTCGCATAAAGTGCTTGCTATGGTCGCATAATGCGACTAATATAAACACATCGACAACGCAACCGGAGACACGAAATGAACGCAAATCAATCCCGCCGCATCCTGCAAGCGATCGCCGAGTGCGACACGTTCATTGAGAAAGAAGAAAAACGTTCTGCGGATCTGCGCCCGGCTGATGTGCAGAAACATCTGGATTTCTGCAGGCAGCACAAGGGCAAACTGCAGGCGATGCTGGCAAATATTTAACAGGCATGGGGCGAAAGCCCCAACTCAAGGAAAACAAAATGCTCACCATCACAAACGACTTTCACAACACGCAGACCGCCATCCGCGCCAAGGCCGGCGATGTGCTGACGTTGCGCCGGGTCCGTAGCGTGCAATCGAAGCTGTGCGGCGTGCCTAATTGCACCTGCGGCGGAACGCTTGGCGAACGCGGCAAACAGGCATTTGCCTATGAAGTCGAATTTGACCGCGGCGGCGTCAGCGGCGTGCGCATCCTGTAATGGGGGCAAAGATTTCCGCCGAAATGCTGCGCGCCATTCAGATGATTCGGGAAGGCGCGACGCGCTACGAGGCGGCGAAGGCAACCGGCCTGCGCATCACGTCGATTACCAGGAGCCGGCTGTACAAGGAATGGGTCGATGAACAGAAGAAAACGGAGAAAAGAAAATGCTGACACTGCATCAGTGTTACCTAATAGAAGAATGCAAAAAAATAGGGTTTGGTTATGCATTATTTGCCGCCAGCGTCGAGAAGCAAGGTTTTTGCTCAGGCAAGCAGGAGGCGGCACTAAGCAACATGCAGGCCGCAGGGGAGTACCGGAAAAACAATTTGGCCGGGAATCATGAGCCGCGATACCGCGATATTTATTTTATCGATCGGGAAGAAGGCGGTGAGTGGTAATTTCGGCGCCCGCAAAAAGGCCACGCCATTCCAAATATTGCGGCGAGGAACGACACTATTGCGATAACTTTTCTTATCGTAATAGCTTTGCCAGGCGCGTAAACTTCGTTTTACAACATCAGGGAGTAACAACTATGAATCGAATCGTCTGCTGGTTTTCCTGCGGCGCAGCGTCAGCGGTGGCAACCAAGCTGGCGATTGAGGAAAACGCCCGGAGTGCAAAGCCGTTGCCCTTGGTCATCTATCGCTGCTGGGTGGCGGAAGAACACGAAGACAATGACCGCTTTGCCGCAGATTGCGAGAAGTGGTTCGGCCTGCCGATTGTCCTGCTCAAGAGCGAGGAATACCAAGGCTCAATTTATGAGGTGTTCCGGCGCCGCCAGTACATCAGCGGCACCAAGGGAGCGCCCTGCACGCGCCTACTGAAAAAGAACGTGCGCTTGGCAATCCAGCGGCCCACTGACATGCACGTTTTCGGTTACACGGCAGATGAAGAAGATCGGTTCAGCGATTTCTTAGACGCCAACCCCGGCATTCAAACATGGTCCGTTTTGATCGAAAAGGGGCTAATGCACTCTGAGACGCTGGCAATCGTTGAGCGGGCCGGCATTGACTTGCCTGTGATGTACAAACTTGGCTTCAAGCATAACAACTGCGTCGGCTGCGCAAAAGCAACTGGCGCTGGCTACTGGAACCGCATACGACTGCACTTCCCCATGCAGTTTGACCGTATGGCAAAGGTCAGCCGCGAGATTGGCGCAAGGATGACCCGCATTGATGAGGTCCGCATTTTTCTGGATGAGTTGCCAGAAGGCGTTGGCGACTACGAAAGCGAAGCGGAAATTCAGTGCGGCATTTTCTGCGAAATGGCAGAGCGGGATATACAGAAAGCCGCCTAATGTTGCGGCGAAGAATGCGCCTATTACGATAAGGCCCATTATCACAATAGCGTTATGGATTGCCGGCAACGGATCGGCGCAGTTATCAATATAGCGAGATAAGGACAAGAAAATGACGCAGCACACCGAAGGGCCGTGGGAAGTTATTGAATATAGCGCAGAGAGTGCCGCTGTTCGCATCGGCAACGATGTGATTCAGGGCGCGTACAAGGGTGGCAACGAGGACAACTTGCGCCTTGAAGATGCTCGCCTGATCGCTGCGGCTCCTGATCTGCTGGCAGCGCTGCAAGGCATACGTGACGAAATAGAGCGCTACTTTGGCAAGGGCGTCGGCGGGCCGATGTACCCGAAGTTTTTTGACTCGGTGATGCATCACGTTGGGTCGGTCATCGCCAAGGCGACTCCCAACCCTTGATAATTCCTATTCTCTTTATATGAAAAAAGCCCGTTCAAAATGGAGGTTTCAAGATGAGTGACGCCGAAATCAAGCGGTATTGCATCAACCGCGCCGGCAATGGCATGGAGCCACAGGAACTTGGCGCGTTCTGTTTCCACCATGAGATTAAGGATTTGATTGCCGCGAAGAATGCGCGCATTGCCGAACTGGAAGCAGAAGCTCAGGAATCGGCGCGCGTGATCGTCAGGATGTCAGCGACTATTGCCGACCTGGAAGCGCAGCTTGCCGCCACACCCACCATCTGGCCGGATTTGATGCATCGACTGGCACTCCATGCCGACGATGTGCGCAACACGGCCTTTTCGCGCTCCACGATGAATGAACTGCTGCAAGTGCTTAACTTTGCGCAGCCAGCGCCAGCGCAGGGCGAGCCGACCGAGGCGATGATTGAAGCCGGGGCGCGGTATGGCGTAGATGGCGACTTCGACAACGATTTGTCGAACGGCATGAAAGAACGTTCACGCAAATTGGCTGCGGGCGTCTATCGCGCCATGATTGCAGCACAGGGCGAGCGCCAGCCGGTCGGCATCGTGCGCCATTTTGTCTATAAGGGCATTGCAAGGAATGGCCCGTCTGTCGAGGCGACGCTGTTTGATGGTGTGAATCTGCCGGACGGGACGCACCTCTACGCGCAGCCAGCGCCAGCGCAGGGCGAGCCATTCGAGCCGGAGCACCCGGAACTGATTGAGTGGGTGGAAGAAGCGGTCGAGTACGTCAACAAGGAAAGCCGCTCGCCGTCGCTGGAAGCGGAAGGCCGAAAACTGCTACGGCGTGCCGGCGTGAAATAAGCGATAACGTGTAAACCGCTGAATTATGTCAAATTCAGCACATTACTTGAGTTTACAGACTACACCATACGAGGAAGAAATGAACGAAAACCAAACACTGCCGATGACTATCGACAAGCAAGTTTTTAACGTCCCGATCTATGTGGCGATCTACATCAAGGACTTGGAAGCCCGGCTGGCAGCACCAAGTCCGTTTTCTGGTGGCACCAATTTCATGGTCGGGATGGATTCATTGCTGCGGCAGTGCGAGGCATTTGACGGCGGCAAGATCAAGACGGAATCGGTGCGCGAATACATCTTGAGCTTTCAGCCAAAAGGCAGCATTCAGGATGTTTCCATAATCGCAAGTACATAGTATAAAAACGAAAACGCCGCGCCAGCAAAGGCCGAAAACGCGAATTAGCCGTTTTCGGACATCGCTACAGGAACGAAGCAAATGACAAATGCAACGAAATTGAAAGGCTCGCAACATGAATAATTCACAGAATGCAGTGCAGCATACCGATGAAGCGGACGCAGACCACTACACGATTATGCGCATGGGCGAGTTGCTAGCCGGGGTTGCTATAGCGCTCAAAGGCCCGGAGGAAGCAGGCAAGCGGCATGGCTATCAGGACTTGCCGCAACTGGTGCAGGCGCTGGTATTTGAAGTTGAAATACTGAAACAGCAGGCAGCGCAGCCAGCGCCAGCGCAGGGCAAGCGCCAGCCGAAGCGTACCGCGCAGCAGATCAACAGTTTGTACTGTCTCGCAAAGAAGATGGTTGATGCCAAGACGAAATAGTCGATAAGAGAGCAAACGTTAACTGCAAATTATTTGAAAGGTTCGCAGCATGGAGAATTTACAGAATGCAGTGCAGCATACGCCCGGCCGGTTGAGGAACCTCAATATCCTGGCTCGATCCGCTTTCATAGTTCAAGGATATATTCTCGAACTTGAGAGAAGATTATGCGGGATGGCGAGTGGAAAAGACTGTTTATCAATGCGCTGCGCGACCTCGATCACGTTGCTGCCATAAAATTTCATTTGGAAATGATTCGCACAGCAGAGACATTGCCGGAGCGCCAGGCAGCCGCAGGCGCGTATGGCGGGTTTCGACGGGTAAGCCGAAGCTGGGCGCGTTGCAAGTTGGCCGGCGCCATGATGGATCAACTGCACATCACGCCGACCTTGCACGTTGCCAAGTTCGTGATGCAGAAAACGTTTGGCCAGGCCGCGGCGAACGACGAGCTGGACCGCCGTTTTGCGAAGCGCGGCCGCGATGCAACGGTGAAATTTATGGATGAAGCGCGAGAAATACTGGCGCAGCGTCCTGACCAGGTGGCACGATACAGCGGCCTCTACGCTTGGTTTTGCCGAGCGGAGAAAAGCGAGTGCAATCGACTACGTTTGAAGACAAACCTTTAGGGATATATCCTTGAACTGCGAAAGAGCCAATCAGGCGATAATATTCTTTATGTTAAATAGGCGAAAACTGATGACGGATGACCAATTACTGAGAATCTTGCGTGACTTGCATGATAACTGCCTGACACCAGAAAAGGCGCTAGACGAGATTCGGGCCATGGAACGGATAACGGCGCCGACGCCAGCCGAACAACAAGCCGCTGGCATCGCGGCTGGCCCAAGGAATCACGGAAACACGGCGCAGCAGCAAGCAAACTCTGCCGCAAACCCTAGTTGGCTATTCCCTGCGGGATCAAATCAACACCCACAAAGCCTTCAATATAGGCCAAATAAACAAGGCCACAAGCCAGAATACTGAGTACCTAAACCGCATACTTCGACTTGATGTAGTGCAGCGGCACATACATCGGGTCGAATTCGCCGTCCTTGCAGTTATGCAGCATGATAATCCCCATCCAGTGGCGATTCCCTTGTGGCGTCAAGTAATTTTCCGTATGGCAGTATGCGCTGCCAGCAATGATCGAGGTCATGCGCTTTCCATCAGCCCGGTACGCGCTGGCCGTTGATAGTCCCTGCTGGTGGCCGGCAACCGTTGACATCATCTTCTTTGTCAACTGCGCCTGCGCACTGCCTGCTGGCCTGCCCATCGCGCCTGTCGTGAAATAGTGCGAGAACGCAATCCCCTCAATGATTTCGACCTCAAGGAATGGAACAACTTCCCACCCGTAGAACTCGTATTTCAGATCGCTAATGCCGATTGTGCCGTCCAGCATGGCATTTTCGGACACTGCGCGGCTGATGCGGTCCTCATGGTTGCCAAGCGTCAATACCATGCGCGGGCGGTAGATGCTCTTCTTGTTCCGGCGCCGCATTAGGTTGTATTCCCGCATCGGCCCAAGTAGCGCCTCCATCGCATCATGCGCGGCCTCGATGTCCTTGCGGTAGCGCCTGCCCTCGAATGCCAACTTGCCCTTGTCCCACGAGCTGCAGCTTTCCATATCGGCAAAGTCTCCGGCGTGAACAATCACATCGGGCCGCTTGTCGAGTATGTATTCCCCGATGCAGCGGAGGAAATCGAAGTCATCGCCGGGCCTGGCCTGCGTGTCAGGTATGAACAGGATCTTGATGGCTATCTCCCCATTTGACGCGCCCAATAAACAGCGGCGGCGGACAGTGCTTTAGCTTCGGGTCGACCGGGCTGAACGCAATCAGCCGGCGCTGGCGGTGCAGGTAGAGGAAGTGGGGGAAGTAACCGTAGCGGCTGCGGCGCATGACGATGTAACCGGCGTCGCCCCGCTTCGCCCGGCGCAGGTAGAGCGCGATTGCGAAGAGTAGGCAGTTCGACATGGCATCACGCGACGCCCTTGATCTTTTCAACGGTCCTGAGAGACCCAAGACCAAGCAAGCCGAGCAGCACCGTACTCATTTCGGTAAAGTCCAGCACTGGCAGCGTGACCGGATGACCGGCAACGGCCAGCCCAAAGGCAACAGCGGGCGCCAGGACGAACTTGTAGGCAAACGCCACGCCACACACCCACAGGATGAACGGACGGGCGCCAGCGACGAACAGGCTACTGCTGGCCGCCTCTACCTTGTTAATGTCCATTTGCCCCTGCACCATCGCCAGGGCTGCGGCCAGTTGCGCCTGCTCCTGCGCCGACTTGTCCGGCCAGATGGTCGAGACTACCGTTTTGGCAAGCTCGAAGCCTGCCGTGATTGGGTCAGCTGCCATGACTACCCCTTATCCATGATGTCTGCGAGTCGTCGGGCGCGTGCGCCTACCTGCCCGGCCCATTTGGAAGCGAGCATGCCGCTTGCCGCTTTGGTGTAATCGCCAGCCTTCATTGCAGCCAGCGTGTCCCTGAAGCCGAGCAGGCCGGCAATGCCCATGTTGAAGGCCATGTTTGCCAGTACCTGCTGACGCCTGTCCGTCATGTCGCGCCACCAAGGAAGCGCCACGTCAAGCTGTGTCGTTACCTTGTCGATGTCGGCGCCAAGAAGCATCATCGCCTCTGATTTGCTGATGCCCACATCGTCAAGGTTGCGTCCGATGCCAATGGTTGTCTTCCCTACCGTGTCTCGATACGGCTTGAGCCTGCAGCCCTCATCGATCACCAGTTGCGCGGCGAGCGCGTCGCGGTTCATTGCCCACCCATTTTCTTTTTCGCCCACTCGTAAAGCTGGATGAGCAACCAGATGATGGAGAGCAGCGATGCAATGGGGGGGAGCCAGCCGGCAAGCGCCGAGGCGGCAGTCAGGACGGCAGCGGAATCAAGCCAGTGTCGGAAGTGGTCATTCATGGCGCCCTTTCAGTCGGCGTAAAAAAGCCCGCAATCCGCGGGCTGGATAAGTGCCGATCGGCGCCGGCTCTGAATTCGGCTTACTTCTTCGTGACGCTGTACCCGCAGGTTTCGAGGAAAGCGATTGCGCCCGCAACCGCCTTAAATAGCGGAAGTTCCGGTGCCGGCTGCGGCACTGGGTCGGGAGTTGGCTCCGGTTCTGGGATGGGCGTCGGCACTGGATCAGGCATTGGCACTGGATCTGGGCCCGGCTCGGGCACTGGCTGCGGCGCGGCCATAGTTACCCGCTTATAAACCTGCTTGACGATGCCGTAGGCCGGGTCGGAGCCAAAGAAACCGTTGGTGGCATCGAACGTGCCGCCGACAACTTTGGTGACCCAACCGCCGCCGCTGCCGTAGACAACGGTGGTGTCAGCATCGACGGTAAGGGTCTCGTTCTCGACGCCGATCTGTTCCCAGGTCCCCTCCGGCATGGAGGGCAGCGCACCGGGCGGCGGCGGCGTGACGGCTGGCGGCGGGGTGACGATGGGCGCAGCCGTCCTCGCCAGTTCCGGCAGCGTCACCGGAGCGCCGGGGCCGACCTTGGCCGGAGCCTTCAAGGGTGCGACGCCGGGGTAGCGGTAGGTGTAGTCCGCGTCGCGCTGCTGATCGGGATGGCCCTCCAGCGCAGCCACCTTGGCGGCGACTTGTCGCTCGTAAAGAATCACGCTGGCGTAAGCGGTTTCCTTCAACGGGTGGCCTATCTCCGGGAAGTAATCGTGCATCGCGTGGATAAACTGCATCAGCGGATAGATCGACACGTCGCCGCTCGGCGAGAACGGGATGTCGCCTTCCTCAGACTTTGACCATTCGGCCCAGTCGTAAGGCATGTTGGTGCCATCGGCAAACACGGTGCTGGTGGCAAAGGAAGGGTTCGAGAACATCGACGCCTTGGTCTGCGCGAAGACGCCGAACGCGTACTGGCAGGCGCAGCGGAGCGTGAACAGCAGCGCCTCGTATGCCTTGCCGCCGCGCTGCTGGATCGCATGCCACATGCCCGACTGCCGCATGTAGATCAGTACACCGCCGAGGTAAAAGCCCAGGCCGCCGCCATGGCAGGACCAGCGGTCGCCGTCCCGTTCGAGCGGCTGGCCGAAGCGCACCAGGCCCTCGAAGTATTC